GATGAGCTTGGTGCCGCCGGCCACGCGCAGGAGGTCCACGGTGTCGTTGAGGGCCAGCGCAGCGGGCAGCACGGTCGTGTCGTGTTCGAGCACGGCGTTGCCGAAAGCCTGCATGTGCGCAGCGTTGTTGGAGAGGCCGTTGGCCTTGTACTGAGGCATGGTGATTTCCTTCGGAAAGAGGAGGATGGCCGGCGCCGGAGCGCCAGCCGTTCAGGGTTGCGGGGGATCAGTTGCCGACGATGCGGCTCACCGAGTCGATGACGAACACGCCGTTGTCGGTCGCTTCCGCGTCACCGGCGGCGTTCGGGAAGGCGAAGCGGAACTTCGCCTCGCCGCCCATGAACTCGCCCATGTACTCGTAGTTGCGGCCGGCGTTGTACTTGTTCTCGATGATGGCGGCCTGCACGCCACTGTTCGAGGAGCCCTCGGCGCGCGCCAGGGCCTGCGCGCCCAGCAGCACCGCGCGTTCAACGCGGTGCGTGGTGCTCAGGCCTGCGGCCACCGTGCCCTCGGCTTCCGTCGCGGTCAGGCGGTTGGCCACCGGCACGTACTGGAACTTCGAGCCGGCGTTGAAGGCGATGGTGTGCTCCATCTTCTTCACGAGGATGCCGCGCCAGATGCCGCACTCGCCCATGAACAGCGCCGTGCCCTTGGCCCACTTCTGACGCTGCTCCACCGCGGCCTGGAAGGCGCGCAGGTTGTTGCCCGCGCTGGCATCGGTGATGAGGTCGTTGTACTGGCCGGGGCTCAGGTACAGGCAGCCCTTGAGGGGGCTGTCATAGGCCTGATCGTCGCCGGTGATGCGCGGCGGCGGCAGCTTGGTGTCCAGGCTCTCCAGGTACAGGGCCAGGTTGTCCAGCGCCGCCAGGCTCCACTTGTCCGCGCTGTCGCAGGTCTGCAGTTGCAGGCCGCCTTGCACGAGGTTGGTGCCGTCGATGACGAGGTGCCGGTTGTAGGTCGGCGCCTTCACCGGGTTCACCATGATCTCGGCGAAGTCCTCATCGCTGGCCAGCGGGATGTCCCACGAGGAACCCGTCTGGAAGCCACGCGCGCCGGCCAGGTGGGTCAGTGCACGCTGCCAGATGAGGCGCGGGAAGTAGCCGGCGATGGCCGCGCGGGCGATGCGGCGCAGTTCGTGGCGGGTGCGCTGGCGGCTCATCTTGCCGCCGGCGTCCACGTTGAACGTGGCGAGGTCGATCAGCATGTCGAACGACGAAGAGCTCAGGCGCTTGCCTTTGCCCTCGGCGTTGCGGTCGCCCATGATGGGCTTGCCGCCGACGATGTTGAAGGCGTCGACCGTCACCTTGTCGCCCTTCGGGTCGGTGGACAGGTCGGTGATGCGCACGAACGGCATGTCAGCAGAGGTCTGCTGCTTCATGTTCGCTTCGGCGTCGCTCTGCTTCGGCGCGGGGCCGGTCAGGGCGTTGAGGTTGCCCGGGGCGCGGATCACCTGGGCGGTGACGGCCACGGAATACTGCTGCAGCGCGAGGTTCGCGCCGCGAGCGACGTTGGTTCCAGACATGGTTCAGTTCCTTGAGGTTCGGATGGGTTGCTTCAGCCGAACTTGGCCAGGTGGTCCTCGATCTCCTGATCGGTCATCTCCTGCATGCGCGCCAGCATTCGCTGCGGTGGCATGCGGTCGAGCCGTTCTTCGGAGCCCGCGGCAGCACCGCCCTTCATGTCGCTCAGCGTGTTGGGCGTTTGACGCGCCGCGCGGCTGATGACTTCTTGAGGGTCGGCCCGGTTCGGGGTGGTTCTGGTGGTGCGTTGAGGGGCGGGTTCGTCCTCGATCTGGATGTCGTACTCATCGGCCACCAGGCGCGCGACGTGCGCAAAGCGCTCCGCCATGGGCTTGCCAGCCCACTTGCGCGAGTCCGAGAGCGCCACGTCCAGTTGCTGGGCGCGGCGGAACTTTTCGGGGTCGGTGGCTTGCCATGTGGCCAGGGCCGGCACGGCGTCGATGGCCGACTGCACGGGGTCGGCGTCTTCCTCGGCGGCTTCTTGGGCTGCAGGTGCCGCGGCGGTCTTGCCAGCGCCCTTCAGCGCTGCGAGCTCGTCACGGGTTTCCTTCAGCACCTTGGCCACGGCGGTAAGCGCGGGGAAGTCCTCGGCTGCATCGGCCAGCGCTTCGTCCAGGGGGTCGGCGGCTTCAGCGGCAGGCTTGCGCCCGGCTCTGAGGTCTTCGATCTCCTTGCGCAGGCGCTCGGCCTCCGCTTCGGCGGCCAGGCGCGCATCGCGCTCGCTGGCTTTATCGCGGCGGGCGGCTTGCAGCACCGCGTAGCTCAGCACCGTCTTCCCATCCTTGCTCAGCACCCCGGAAGGGTTGGCCGGCTTTTCGGGCGTGGCGGCTGCGGGCGCAGCGGCGGCGGGTTCCTCGGCAGCGGTTGCTGCGGGTGCGTTTTCGGTTCCCTCGCCATCGTCGTCGTCACCCTGGGGGGCGGCGGCGCCATCGGCGTTGTCGTTGGCAGCGTCTTCTTCGGCTTGTGCCGCGTCCAGGGCCGCCTCGTACTCCGGGGTTCCGGGTTCCAGTTCGTTCAGGTTCACTCTCACTCCTCATCCCGATTGACGGCCGGGTGCCAAGAACGACAAAGCCCGCCGGGATTGCTCCGGGCGGGCCTCGTGTTCGCCATCGCTGAATACCTCATCCACCCGGCGCGATGTAAGCCGGGCGGTGGGAACTTCCCCCTCTTACTCCCTGGCCGCGGGGGGCATGGCCAGGGACGAAACTGGTGTCAGGTCTGCGCGGCCTCGGCCAGCGCGGCCTCTAGGTCGGCGTCGCGGTTCGGCGTGGCCTCCTCGCGGTCGATGTTGTGCAGGTCGCGGGCCACGTTGTGGCCGATCTCGCGGGCCTTGGCGGCGTTGAGGGTGGCCACGGTATCGGCCACGCGCACGTCGGCGGTCAGCTTCGCCACCTCGGCCTCGGTCTTCGCGTCTTCCAGGGCCTTGGTCTTGGCCATCATTTCCTGCTGCTGCGCCTGCTGCTGCTGCTGCTGCTGGCGGTCGCCGGCAACCGGCACGCCCTTGGCGCGGCGCAGGTCGTCGGCAATGGCCTGGCGGTTGCTCAGGCTGCTGCCCTCGATGAACACCGGGCCCAGGATGGCCAGGGCCTGCGGGTCGCCGCGGAAGGCCTGCAGCATCGCGGCCACCTGTTGCTGCTCCTGCATGCGGAAGGCCGGGCTGGTCGGCACGTCGCTCAGGCCCACCTTCACCGGCGCGTCCTTCACGCGGTTGATCGGCGCACCGGTCTGCGCATCCCAGCTGTTGAGCACGATCACGCGCTTGTTCTGGCCGGCGCCCATGACCACCTTCAGGTCTTCGTCGAGATGGTCTTCAACGATCATCTCCAGCACCTGCTCGTGCACCAGCTTGCGGCCAAAGCGGTAGTTGTCGTTGAGCTCGCCCATGGCGACGATGCCCTGCTCGGTCAGGCTGTTGATGGCCACGCCCGATGTCACGCCCTGCTGCGCCTGGCCGAGTTGCGTGCTGTAGACCCGTGGCACCTCTTGGATCAGCGCCTTGCTGTCCTGCATCACGTCCACCTGAAACGGCTCCATGCGCAGGCCGTTGGCGATCTGGAAGGCGTTGGCGTTGCGCCGGTCAGGGTTCAGCACCGCCACCATATCCGGGCGGTTCATGGTCTTGGTGATGTCGGCGATGTTGTTGTATTCCTCGTCCAGCGCGTCCGAGTCCGCCACCAGTTGCCGCGCCTTGAGCATCCAGTTGATCATCTGGCGGCGCTCGTTGTACTCGTCCTGCGGGGTAATCATCCCTTCGATCAGGCCGTAGGGCGTGCGGTCCTCGTCGTCGCGGAAGGCGAAAAACGGCACGTAGGGGAAGTGCCGGCGGCGCGTGCCCTGGTCCAGCAGGCGGTGCGGGCCAGCGAACAGGGCCATGCGCACCTGCCGGGTGATGGCGCGGCTGATCTTGACCGTGCCGCGGCTCACCGCTTCGATGTGCAGCGGGTTGGTTTCGTCGTAGGCCAGGCGCTTGCCGGGGCCGACGTGCAGCACCACCGTCTCGGCGGGCACCCGGTACCAGACTTCGTACATCTTGATGCGCTGGCGGCGCGTGTCGGCCCACTCGTCGCGGCGGATGCGCGTGCGGCGCTCGTTGCTGTAGCTGCGGTACAGGATGTTGTCGTGGTCCTCGGGCAGCGCGATGAGATCCCAGCCGTTCAGCGCCTGCTCAAGGATGCGGCGGTGCTCGGGCATCCAGGCGATGGCCTCGTCCAAGTCCATCCAGCGCTTGCGCACCAGCCAGCGGGCATCCTTCAGGCCCAGGTCGGTGGCGCGCATGTCCCACCAGATTTCCGAGCGGTGCACGTCGGTCACGCGATACGGGTAGTCCAGCGGGTCGGCCGCGCGGCTGACTTCCACCCAGCCAATGCCGCCCTTGACCTGGCCGGCGTAGCCGTTGCTCACGGCCATGTCGATGTTGGCCTCGCGCGTGGCCTCCTTGTGCTTCTTGCTCAGGACATCGGCCACGTCCTGAAAGTCGTCGTCGTCGGCCTCGATGCGCACGTCACTGCGCGCCTTGGCTTCCTGGCCCAGCACGCCGTTGACCACCCCGTGGATGAGGTTGATCTGGCGCGGCTCGATGCCCCACTCGGTGCGGATCTTGTGCTCGGCCTCGGGCGTGAGCTGCTTGCCCATGTCGTAGTAGGCATGGGCCCGGTCGCTGCGGTCGCGCCAGTCGGGTTGGCTCTCGCAGTCCGACACCAGTTCCTCCAGCGCGTGGAGCGAGTAGCCATCCCTGGCTTCGTCGCGGGCGCTGGCGGCACCGTGCTCGCGCACAGGCTTGAGGGGGCGGGTTTCAAGCTGCATCGTGGGCTTTCTCAGTCTTCCAGGCCGCGGAGTTGGCGGTAGGCGCTCGCGCCCTTGGAGTTGTTCACGCGCGCCACTTGGATGCCGCTGACCACGAGGTATCGAGTTGCGTCCATGGCGTGGTCTTTCTCTTTGACGATGTTCCCGCGCTCGTCGCGCCGGTAGATGCGGTACTCGCTCAGCCAAGGCTTGAGGCTGCGAAACACCTTCAGCCGGCCGGTGGCTAGGCGCTGGTGCACCTCGTACAGGCCCGACTCGCGGCTGTTGTCCGCTTCGATCAGGGGCAGGCCCAGGTCGCGGTAGATCTGCAGCAGCTGCTCGCCGTCCTTCTGGCTGCGGCCGCGGCTGGCCGGGTCGATCACGCCGGGTATCCACTTCCCGCGGGCGTGGATGCCAGCAACGTGGGTGCTGGGCTCCTGCTGGCCTTGGTAGTGCAGGCTGTAGAGGTACAGGCAATCGGAATCGCGGTCCAGCGCGCCGAACACGGCCGCGGTGCAGTTCCATCCCACGTCCAGGCCGTAGGCACGCGGCCAGTGGTCGGGGATGGCGAAGTCGTCCACCACGATCTGTTCTTCGGGCACCGGGTAGATGGCCCCGCTGCCAATGCTCGGGATGCCCTTGGAGCGCGCCTCCACCAAGTGCGGCTCGGCGTCGGCCAGCATCCGGCGCTTCTGGTCTGCGCTCAGGTGTGGCACGTCATCCCAGCCGGCCATCACGATGCCGCGGTCGCCGTTGATGCCGCGGCGGCCATCGGGGATGGCGGCATCCTCGCCCAGGTACTTCAGCACGTTGGGCGTCAGGCCCCGCAGCGGGGTGAACGTCTCGATCAGCAGCCCGTTCGTGGTCATCAGGCGCATGACGCACTCAGCCCGGATGCCCTCGTTGCTCTCCTCGTCCAGCCAGATGAGGTCTTTCTCGGTGCCCTGGAAGGCCTTGCGGCCCTGCTCGTAGCTCTTGAACGCTAGGCGGGATACCCCGCCGCTGATGTGGCGCACCTCGATGTAGTCCAGCGCCCCGTTCCCGTTGGGTCTGCGCACGGTGCGGATCAGGTCGTCGGCGGGGATCAGTCCAGTGCCGTAGTCGCTTTCCGGGCCCACCATCTTGTCCTGAATGATGTCCCGCACCGTTTCGTTGGTGTCGCCGGCCGCCCATGCGTCGATCGGCTTGTCGAATCGGTAGCCAGGCCACCAATCGGGATAGCGCCCGGTCAGGTGCAGCGTGGTTTCGTAACCTCCCCCGCCCTCGGTCTTGCCCACCCGGTTGGCGGCCATGAAGCACCGGCTCGGCACCGTGGCGCCCAGCTTGAAGAACTCCATGTGCTGCACGTAGAGCTCGCGGCGCAGCGGGCCGGTGTCCGGGAAGTAGCTCCAGAGCTTGCGGCGCCGCGCCCGGCGCTCTCTCTCTTCCAGCAGTGCCAGCAGTTCAAGGCGCGCGGCCCGGGACTGCGGGATGGTTTCAGGCGGGCAGGCGAGCACGGAGGCGGGCTTCAATCTCTTCGTCGCTCAGGTCTTCGAGCGGCGTCTTGGGCTTTTCCTCCACGCCGATGCCGTAGGCCTCGCGCTCCAGCGCAATCAGCACCCGCAGCGCCTCGGCCAGTTCCTTCACGCCCTTGATGCGCTGCGGCAGGCTGATGGCCTTGTGATAGGCCTCGTTCAGCTTGTCCTGGCCGCGCTCGTCGGGGTTGCGCAGCAGCTCGCCCAGGCTCTCGAACACGGCCGGGTCTGCGGCCTCCGCCTCGCACTCGGCAAGCAGGCGGATCACCAGGCTGCGCATGCGGGTGATGTCGCCGCGGTGCGCTAGGCGGATGGCTGCCACGTCGGCCGCTGCGGTCGCCACGATCTCGGCGGTGGTGACAGTCGTTTCCGCTGACACCTTCCCTGTCACCATGGCCTGTGCAACCATGGCGTCGGCCTTGGCCATCACCTTGGCGCGAAGGTCGCGCGGCACGCCCAGCTTCTCGAAGTGCTTGATGATGGCCGAGCGCGAAACCTTGATGCCGGTCTTCTCGGTGTACTCGGCGGCAAGCTGCTGCGGGCTCTTCAGCCCAGCGCGCCAGCCGGGCTCGATGGCCTCGTAGTCGACTTTCTTGGGGGCTGCCATGTTCAGGCCTGGCGCTTCAGGGCTTGCGCTCGCGCAGTTGATCCACCCCGCGGCGGATCTCCTTCATGTCGCCCTTGATCTCCAAGATGGCGTTGCCGGTGCGGTTCTTCTCGGCCTCGAACTCGCGGGCGAGCATTTCCACGCGCATGTTCTGCACGGCTTGGGCTTCCTTGAGGTCGTGATAGGCCACGCTGCCCGCGGCCATGAAGCCCAGGAACGTCAAGATATGCCCTAAGTTGACCGTTGGGTCGAAGACCACCCTTCCCCGTTTCGGTCCATGTTCGGGGGCGTCGTCAGGGGTGGTGCTCATGCGAGGCTTTCAAGTGGGATTGCTGCGAAGCCGATTGCGCTCGCTGCGCGGTCCGGCCTGGGTGGAGTGCATCAGCCGGCGGGTCTTCGCTTCCCGGTTGAGTGCTTGGGCCATGGCTGGGTCACTCCATGGTTTGGTCTTGTCGCCGTAGAGCTCGGCTAGGGCCGCGGCCTCGATGGCCTCTTGGTGCTCTACGTACAGCAGGTACTCGATGCCTTCCAGCGTCTCGTCCGGCGCGACGGCGGCATTGATCGTGATGGCCTGGCCTGCCACCGTGGGCGTGGGCCAGATAAGCACGCTGCTGGTGCCGTTCACGGCAATGCAGGTGTCCGGCGTCGGGTTGGTGTCACGCGGGATCTCAACCGCGGCGTAGCGTTGGATCTCGGTGGCGGCTTCTTCGCCCACCCGGGCGTCAGGTACGCCCACCAACTGCACTCCGCTGGGCAGGGGCACCACGTAGACAGACTGCCCGGCCACGGTTGCCCCGAGTGAGATCCCGTTGAGCCGGTAGGCGCGGGTCTTGGTGAAGTGGCGCCGTGTGGCCTCCTGCAGAGCCTCCATGATCGACGGCAGCAGCGCGTCGGGCATCTTGGGCGTCAGGTCTGCGGCCCAGGTCATCCACGGCTTGATGTTCGGGGGCGCCAGCAGCACCGCACCGTTGCTGATGGCCTCTCCGGCGCTGTTGGAAACCAGCACGCTGAAAGTTGCACCGCTGTCGCTTTGCGTAGGGGTGAAGCTGAAGGAGGCCTGCGTCGCGCCGGCGATGTCGATGCCGTTGCGCCTCCACTGGTAGGCAAGCGGCGCCGTGCCGGTGGCCGCAACGCTGAACGTAACCGGCTGGCCTTCGGTCACGGTCTGCGAAGCCGGCTGTGTGGCGATGCTCGGCGCCACCGCTGCGGCCGTCACCGTCAGGGTCACGGCGTTGGTGGTCACTGCCCCGGCGCTGTTGGTGGCCGTGGCGGTGAAGATGGCGCCGCTGTCGCCCAGGGTCGAAGTCAGCGTGTAGCTGGCCCCGGTGGCACCGGAGATGGGCGCACCGTTGCGCGTCCACTGGATGGTCGGGGCCGGGGTGCCGCTGAACGCCGCGGTGAAGGTTGCGGGCAGGCCGGCCACCACGCTCTGGCTGGAAGGCTGTGAAGTCACGGCCGGCGCGATGCCCAGCAGGGTCACGCTCGCGCTCAGCGCCGGGCTGAAGTTGCCCGCTGCGTCGCGGCACCGCATCTCCAGCAGGTCGGTCGATGCTGGCGTGCGGCCCGTGAAGACCACCGAACGGCCGCCTCCGGCGATTTCAGTCCACGCGCCGGCACCACCCAGGCGCCACTGGTACGCGGTCACGCCAAAGGCGTCGGAGCCTGCCGGGCAGGTCGCGGTGTACCCGGTGCTGCTCAGACCCGTGATGGCGATGACGCCCGAGAGCCCCGGCGCATCCGTGTCGGTCGGGGCACCAGGGATGACTGCACCACCGCTGGCCACGTTGTCCTGCCACCACGGGCTGCCGGCCACGTAGATGCTGTTCGCACCGTAGCGCTCGGCGCGCACCTGCACCTCCATGTTGGTGGCTGGCGCCAGGCCCGTGGCTGCGAACGTCGAATTGCCAGGCGGCACCGGGTTGGTGTCGCCGGTTGCGTCAGCCCAGGTGCCCCCCACCTCGCGCACCTGAATGCGGTGGTGGGCGGTGGCGCCGCTGTTGTCCGTGAACGAGATGGTCGCCGTCGACCCGCTGGCCGGCTCGCCAACAATGCCCGTTGGAGCCGATGGCGTGACGATGGCCGGCGTGTCGCCCAGCTGCACCCAGCTGAACTCCACCACCACGGGTGGCGCTGGTTCGCCAAGCTGTGCCCACGAAAACTCAACGACGGCCATGGTCGGTCCTCAAGGCGATTTCGCGGACAGGCGAAGCTGCGTGGCTGTGTCGGCCAGCGTCACCGATGCAAGGGTGAACGTGGTGAACGTCCCGCCCATCGCTTGGTCCCCGCTGGTCGCCAGCACCACCCCTGCAGCGCTCAGCAGGCTGATGCGCGCCGTGGCACTGCCGCTCGGGCAGCGTGCGCGGAATCGCAGGTTGCTGTACGTGCCAGGCGGGAAGCTCTGCGTCAGCGGGAAATCGCGGTCCTGGTTCGTGCTGGTCAGCGTGGGCGTGGTGATGTAGGTCGCGTCGTCGGCCGTGTCCTCGTTGAGCATGGCTCCGAGGTCCGTGCCGGTGCTGGCCGTCCAGCCGCCCGAGGCCGTCACGCCCAGCGCGGGCCTGCCCGTGCCGGGGTACAGCGGGCCGGTCGCCAGCACCGTGCTGTAGACCGAACCGATCTTGTAGACGAGCCAGCCGTAGCGCGTGGTGCCTGACACCACCGTTGCGGCGGCCAGGCTCTTGGCGCCCGCGCTGGTGATGGTCAGCGGCGTGCAGGCAATCACGGTCGCGCTGCTGCCGGCCGAGTTTTGCCCTGCCTCGATCTGCGTGCCGCTGGGTGCGCTGTTGTCCAGGGTCAGCACGCCGAACAGCGTGCCGCTGGTGCCGTCCACCGTCGCGCCGATGATGGCCGTGGTGGAGGTGGGCGTGGTCTTGGTCGGGGTGCTCAGCTCAGGCAAGTTGCTGATGTTCAGCGTCACAGCCTGGCTTGCGCTGCCGTACACCACGTTGAAGCTGTAGCTCGCCTTGGCCTCGAAGTTGAAGCTGCCAGAGGCCAGCGTCACCACGCCTCCGCTGATGCTCAGCAGCCCGGCATCGGCCCCCGTAAGGGACCAAGACCCTGTGCCGCTGGCCGTCCACGTCCCCGCAGCGTTCTGGTTCTCCAGCGCGGTGTGCGTGATGCTGGCCGCGCCTGCTGCGCCCGTGGGGCCAGTGATAACAGGGGGCGCAGTAAACTCGTCCAGTTCCCACCATGCATTCGCGTAGGAAAGCATTTCGGCTTCGCTGAAGCCGGCGTTGTGGAACCTGAAGCTGTGCAGCCCCGGCGTGTTTGCGAAGTCGCTGCCGCTGAAAAACAGGTCCAGGGTCTTGGCCGTTGTGCCCGTGAACGTGCCCACCGCGCTCGCGGCAGTCGTGCTGTCGTCGGTGATGCGCTGGGCGCTGGCGTCGTCCCCGAGAATCACACGCCAGGCGCTGCAGGTGCCCGAGACTCGGCGGATGAACATCGCCACAGTTTTGTTGGCACCGACGTAGGTGCGCCCCTGCGTCCCGGGCGAAACAGTCGCCCCGGCCGTCTGCGGCTGGCAGATCCAGCCCGACGAGTCATGGAACACGGCCGCGCTGGCGATCGTGTTGAACCCGTCCTCGCACACCGAGAAGAAGTTGACCCCGCCCGACGTGCTGGGTACGGCCGACCCTGTGCTGAACAGCACGCAGGCTGTGTAGTCGCCAGAGCCGACCTGAAGGCCGAAGTCGGTGGCGTTGCCGTAGCGGCCCGCGATGCTGCCGTTTGAAACTTGACGCCCCGGGATGCCGTTGCGCGTGACGGCATTGATGACCTGCAGCTGCGGCACCGTTGGCTGAGTCGCGCCGACCCAATCGTAGGGTTGCCACAGAGAGCGCGTGTCATGCCCGGTGAAGTCGTAGGCAAGCCGCATGGAGGCGGCCAGCGGGTTGGTGGCGTTCTGCGCAAGCGGCGTGGTACGAGCGTTGTAACTGGCGGGCATGCTTAGCTCCGTGGAATGATTGCCCAGCGCGGGTCATAGGCGTACAGAACCGTGGCTGCATGCCAGGGCTGCACCACGCTCCACGCTGCTGCTGCGTTGGTGGCGCCGTTGACTGCCGCGATGGCCCCTGCCGAGATCGACCCGTACCGCTCGCAAGTCACGCCGAACGTGCCCAGCGCGCCAGAGCCAGGGAAGCCGCTGGCCGGGTTCGCCGGCATGTCGGTCGGGTTTACGCCGCTGGCGTCAAAGTCGTAGGTGGCCCAAATGTCGGCCGCGCTTTGATACCAGGTGTTGTCGGTCTTGCGGTTCGGCACCCAGTAGTCGCCCAGGTGGCGAGGCTCTGTGCTGGTGGCAATCGCGATGGACGCGCGGGCAAACCAATCAGCCAGCGGCTTCGCGTTCGCGTAGCCCAGTTCATGCGCATGCGCCAGCGCCACGGCGCAGTAGTTGTGCTGCCAAACGGCGGCCCACCCGTTGCCGTCTGACGGCTGGGGCGTGGCTATGAAGATGATGTTGTCTGACCACCCCATCGGGTTGGGCCGCGGAGTTGAAAGCGCGCCCGCCCACCAGGTCAAATGGTTGGTGTCCCAGGCCACCCGGATCGGGTTGGCCGTCATCATTCCAGGCACGCCATACACGCCCGCGCGCTGCGCCAGCGCATCGGCTACGGACTGGTCGAACAGCGTTTTCTCCGGGCTGCCATCAAGGGCTGCCCACCCGGCGCGTGCCCGGTTGCGAATCTGCCACCCGACTGCGCGAAGCTGCACGCCGTTCAGCACCATGTCCGTGCTGGCTCGCCCGTTGCCGATGCTGTTGAACGATGCGCCGGGGTTGACGAAGAAGAATGAGTAGGCGCCGAGTTGCAGCAGCTTTTCGTGCCAGAAGTAGCTGCCGGTGGTCAGGTACTGTGTGAAGTAGAGGCCCGGCGTGTGCGCATCATCGGCGCCCCACCCGTCTCGGCCGGTTTGCGGCGTCTCGTAGGTCAGTTCATCGCCCGCCGCAGGCGTGACGGCAAACCAGCACTGAGTGGGCCGCCCGCCGGCCATCTTGGACAGCACACGGCCGCGGCCTGGGGTGCCAGCTATGGTTTTGGCAGCGTTGCCTTCGCGGAAGTGCATGTTCCACCAGCCGGCGAACTCGGCCTGAGTCTCGGCGTACTCGTGCATCGTGGCGCTGCCTGAGTAGAGCGCCAGAACATCCCACTTGGGCATGATGCCGATGTCTGACCGGCCGCCGGTGGCTGACATCGCGGCGGTCCAGTCACCCACTGCGCCCAGGCCGCGCGGCATGCTTGCAAGGCGCGCGGCATAGCTGGAAAGCGCCGACGTGTTCAGCGTGATCGAGGGGTCAAAGCGCGGGATGACGCCCGTTTCTGACAGGTAGGCCAGCCCGTGGCTGACGTTGGCGCGAGGCACCGCCGTGCCGCCCCAATAGGCGCGCGATGCAAACGAGCCCATGAACAGGTTGACCCCGCTCTGGTTCAGCCGCTCGACGGGAGCGCCCTGGCCAGTGCTGAAGATCACTTGCAGCCCGGTGTGCTCGCGCAGCTTCGTCACGTCGCTGCTCTCAAGGGCAAGGCGAACGTGGAAGCGGTTGATGCCGGGCCAGAACTGGACGAGGAACGTGGGCCGCATGCAGCGGTTGGCGGTCGGGCCCAGGTCGTAGGCCTTGGCCGCGTGGTCGTGCAGCAGCACCGTGGTGCACACCGGGCCGCGGGTCCAGTACCGCGGGCCGCTACCGCCTGCAGCCGTTTCCGCGGCAAGGCTGGAATCGGAGAGCGCCGTCAGCATGGCGCGGGCCGATGCAGGCGCACCAGCCACTGACGTACCGCTCACGCGCACGTCGATGGTGGCGTCGAAGTCGAAGTCGGCAAGCATGGCCGCGCGACTCAGAGCCACCTCGGTCGGGGGGCTCGGGTGTTCGTCAAACGTCAGCGCGCGCTCGGTGGTGCCCAGCGTTGGCAGCACCACGCTGATGACGGCGAACTTCACCGTGCCGTCAATGTGCCGGGTCTTGATGTCGCACTGCGTTGTCAGCGGCGTGCCGTCCAGCAGCACGCGGGGATAGTCGAACTCCCCGTACCGGAAGGCCCGGCCGAACTGCAGCGGGTAGTCCGTGGCGCTGCCGCTTGGCAGGCTCACGCGCATCTCGTTGGCTGCGACGTAGACGGGCGGCTCAGGCGGCGGCGATTCGGCCACTGCCAGTGCTTGCGGGTTGCCGGTGATGGTGGCGCCAGCGGCCACCAAGGTCAGGCTGTAGTCGCCGGCCGTCGTGGGCGTGATGGTCAGCGCCTGGGTGGCGCCAGCGGCCAGCGTTCCGCTGCTCGGCGTCACGGTGATGCCAGCCGGCGGCGTGATGCTCCAGGCCTGCGGCTGGTTGCCGGTGCTGACAATGGAGCCGGATGCGGCCGTGTCCACCACCAGGTTGTCGGGGGCCGTGAACGTCAGTTGGAATGTGGGCTCGATGCTCACCGGCAAGTCGGCGCGCGCCGTCACGCGCAGCTTGTCGGCCACGGCGTCGGCTGCATTGATGCGTCGTCCGGTCTGCGTGAGCAGCGTCGTGAGGCTCAGGTCAGAGGCCTCCAGCCGGTACACATCGACCGCGGTAGCAGTACGCACCACCGCGTGCGTGATCGTCGCGCCCGACACGTTGACGGTCGAAGCCTTGAGCGCGCCGAGCGTGAAGCCCCGCGGCGTCTCGGCGTCCAGAACGTGCGGCTCGTGCGTGGCCGTGTGCACAAGCACCGCACCCGCGAAGTAGCGCACCGTCACGTCAGCCGTGCCGAAGGGCGCCAGCAGCGCGCTGCGCTGGTCTACTTGGCTGAGCGCCGCAGAGACTGCGGACGCAACCGCGGGGGAAAGGATCTGCAGGGCCATGTTTCAGGCCGAGGGAAATCTTTGCATGCGCGTTCCCCAAAAGCGAAACCCGCCGCGGTTTCCCGGGGCGGGTTGATGGTGGAAATTTCAGGGCGAGTTCGCCCAACCAGTCAGTGCTGTCTAGCAGCAGTCACCCGGCACAGCCGGGAAGCGTGGGGCCTGGAAGGCCCGATGACGTGGCGCCCTTGCGCGGGCTGGAGGGATTCTGCACCCAACTTGGGGAGGGTGTCACCCTTCGCGCTTTCCCAACCCAGCCAGCGTGCGCCGGCTCGGCGCCTTGGGCCAGCGCTTGCTCAGCAGTTCCCACAGCCGCGTCAGGCCGGCGGCGTCTGTCAGCACCTCGCCATCGATCTCGGCGGCCCACTGGTCGCTGCGGTGCTGCGGGTCGCGCATCAGGCGCAGGATCACGGTCTTGCCGTTGATGCAGCCGCCCAGCCAGTCCCCATGCACCGGGGCCAGCGGCGGGTAAGCCGGGGCCGGGCCGGCGATGCTGGCGGCCTCCCGCGCCGCGTTTCGGCGCTTGTGTGCGCCTGGCGTTGCGTTGTAGGCGGCCCAGCGGCTGCGGGGCCTGTGCACACTTCGGAAGGTTGGCATATCTACGGGTTAGGCGTCAAGGCAGCACCTTCAGCGTGCTGGCGTCGTAGCACTTAAAGCCTTCCCACGCCCAGGTGCCGCGCAGCCGCTTCCCACCCTTGGCTTCGCAGTCGGCCTTGGCCGTCACCGCGCCAGTAAGCGTGAGCGCAATGACGACCAGCGCCGCCACAATGAATACAGCCTTCAGTTGCTCTCTGCCTGTCAGCATGACGCCTAACCCTTCGCTCAGCGCGACCCCGAACGGCGGGGTCTACCGTTGCGCCCTCCAGCGCCTCAGCGCCGCTCGGGTCGCGGTAGCTATGCGTTAGGCGCTCTTGGCTGCAAAGTATTGGCGCTGCCAGTACGGCCAACGAATGCTGAAGCAAATTAAAAGGTGCAAAAGACCAGGCCAAGGCCCTAGCACTCCGTCGCCTGTAGCGAACCAAACGTTGGCAATTACGAGGTTTGCCCAGAAGGCGCGGTCTTCGGCGCTCGTTGGCTCCGCGTTCGCGCCTAACCCCTCGCTCAGCCCCCGACCTGCGTCGGCGTTGTGGCTTGGGCTCGCTTCGTCTTTCATGGTCTCGCCTCCTTGTCGGGGTTAGCTCGAACGTTAGCCGGCTACCAGCACGCCACGGGTGCGCAGGTAGTGCAGCGCCGCGTATCCCTCGCTGTCCGGCTGCGCGGCGTGGTCCACGATCACGCCAGGGAAGTCGCGGCCCATCACGTTGCGCGGCTCCAGCCACGACATCGGGCGCACCACTAGGTCATCGCGGCCTAGCTTCTTCGCCAGTTCCTGCGGGTACGCGGTGCGGCTGTTGCACCACACAAAGACCGCTCCCACCGGGGCCTCGGTCATCTGGCGTGTCGTGGTTCCTGTTCCTCTGTCGCTCATCCTCGTTCCTTTCGCGCCGGACACGCCGGCTAACTCGTCGCTCAACCGGAAACCCCCGGCAGGGCAGCGCTCGCGCGCTTCGTCACTTGCAGTAGCTGCCGGGGTTTCCGGTTAGCTCTGCGTTAGGCCGCTTGGGCACTTGGCAGGTACTCGGCCGGCACGTCCCGCAGTTCGCTGGTGTCGATGGTGTAGCCGACCCGCTCTGCCTTCCGGAACTTGTGCGAGTGCTCGGACCACTTGAATTTGTATTCGTGACCCGCAGGCGCCCCAACATGGCGCACAACAAGCATGCCGCCCGGTGTGCGCCGCACAATCACCACGCGGCCCGCGTCTTCTTCGTTGCCACTTCGCCAGCGCCGCACACGCACCATGCGGCACTGCGGCAGCGCAGCGTCGGCCTCGGTCTGCGCTTGGCGCACAGCGGCATAGGCGGCGCCGTGTTCGGCTTCCAGCCGCTTCAGCGTGTCCCTCGCTGCGGCAACTTCGGCGGCTTTGGCGCTCAGCGCGGCCTCAGCTTCGATCACTGTCTTTGGCTTCTTCACTGTTTGCTCTCCAAGGTTGTAGCGGGCGGCCTAACCCATCGCTCAAAGCCGACCCCAAGGGGCCGGCGGCTTGGTTTGTGCTCGTGTGTTCCGTGGTCATCGTTGCTCCTGTGCAGCCCCTTGGGGCGGTTCAGCTCGATCGTTAGGCCTTTTGCCGCCGCACTTCTGCAATGGCGTTCGCTGCGTCGTCAGCCTGCCGCGCATAGAACATCGACAGTTTCTGTGCTGCCTCGGCCAGCTTGCGCAGGTCGCGTCGAATGCGGCGCTCCATCGCTGTATCGGTTCCAGGCACACCATGCAAACCGTCGTTCTGGTGCGTGTCTAGCACCGCCGCCACGGCGTCAAAGGTACGCCGGGCCTCGGCTGCGTTTTGCAGTTCATCGGCCAGTTGTCCAAGACTCTTTGCCATCGTCATCCTCTCCGGCCACCAGGGCCTAACTACTCGCTGAACCCCGCGACCCGCTACGGCGGGCCGCTCCTGTGTTTCTGCCTACTCCGCAGCGCCGCAGCGGTCGCGGTTAGCTCGAACGTTATGCAGCACCAACAGCCGCGTCCCACTCGCGCCGCAGCTTGTCCAGAATCTCGGCGTCGTGTGTGCTGAGCGGCTGACCCACGCGCTGCGCGAGATTGAAGGCCACATCGCTAAGCTGGCCGCCCACAGCCTTAGTGGCAGCGTGTCGCTTGTCGCAGCCGGCAATCGCCAGCGCCTCAACGCGCTGCGCAAACGCATGTACGGTGCGCCCGGTCGGTGCGCCTTCGGGAGCGCCGCGCGTTACGTCGCGCCATTCTCTGTTCGCAGTTTTCCTGTCCATCTTCCATCTCCTGTAGTGCGCCACCAGGGCGCTGCATAACTCGCGTTTCGAGCAGACGCCCAGCGGCGTAGCTCACTCCGGCAGCGCCACGCGGGCGCTGCTCAAACTATCGTTAGGCCCTCAAGGCAAGCGAACAAAAGTCGGCGCCGGGTACGGGACCGTTTTCCAGCCGATCCATTGCTTGTCGGGTGGGCTCTGCGCTTCGTTGTCCTTGTGGCCCAGAATCTGGTAGTCCGTTTCCAGGACCACATCGCCATAGCTGCGCAGCACTTTGCCGCCTTTTTCAATCAGGGTGTGGTAATACTCGGTCATTGCGTTTCTCCACCAACGGGCCTAACCCGTCGCTCAACCGCCGACCCATCACGGCGGGTGTCTTGGTCTGGGTTCGTTTGCTCTGTGGTCATCGTTTTTCCTTTGCGCCGTGCTGGTCGGCTTTAGCTCGAACGTTAGGCCCCAATACGCTCGCCCAGCGCCTTCAGCTCTGCCCACATGGGGTCGCCTTCGGACAGCGCCTTGCTCAGTTCGCCGCAGGCCATCGCGTAGTCCAGGCACAGCGCGCGAAGCCGTTCAATCTCTGCTGCGTCGGCCTCTACGCGGTCGGCAGCTTGGCGCGCACGGTCAACAAACTGGTGCAGCCACACCGCGTCCACTGGGAAAGGCACGGGCATGCGCAGCACGCCCAACAACATCACATCGCTCATGTTCTCTCGCTCCGGTAAGAGGGGCCTAACCCCTCATTGCAGAGCCGACCCACGCCGGCAAGCCGGCGCGGTCGGCTGAATTAGGCGTTAGCCGGCTTGCAGGTCGGCGCCGTAGTCGCGCGCCAAGCAGTCGCGGTGCCCATAGCTGACGGCGTGAGCGTTGTCGTACAGCTCTCCGTTCTCGCGTCGGTACTCGCTCCCGAACACGTACTTGAACGCCTCGCTCATCGGTTTGCCACAGCGTTCGCAGCCGCCCCAGTAATCCGAGCCGCGCCCGGTTCCTTCAATGCGCCGCACAGTGCGGCCGGTCGGCACACCCATCACAGCACCACGGCGGTTTGCTTGTGCGCCAGGGCGATCAAGCTGCCGGCGCGCACAGTGCGTTCAACGCTGCCGGCCAGCACAAAGCGAACGGTCTTTGCAGCAACAACCACACGATCAATCTCGCTGCCGTCCCAGTACACCAAGCCGCTTTCGAGCTTGCTGGCTTCGATTGCGGGGAACTGTTGGCCTTTGATGTTGACGGTGTTCATGTCTTGCTCCGGTTGGTGTTTCGATGGGTGTTATTGAATCACATAAACCAGCGCAGCACAAGCCCCTTCGCACAAGTTTTTGCATCACGTATACTCGCCGCATGGAAGAACCAAAAAACCATGGTGGCCGCCCACCCGTGCCGCCTGAACAGCGCCTGGTGCAGCGCTCCATTCGCCTCACGCCTGCGCAGTGGGCCAAGATCGACGCGCAGGGGCTTGCGTGGCTTCGTGCGCTCATAGATCGTGCCCGCACTCCACCAGCCGGCTAACCCTTCACTGAACGCGGACCCGTCACTGCGTGCCGGTCCGCTTTAGTTCAAACGTTAGGCGGCTCGTGGCGGGCCTGCAGTTGGCACTTCAGGCAAAGCGGCGCCATCTGCCGAACCGGCTTGCCGCGCGCCGTGCGCGCCTCCCACTCCATCACATCGCCGCTCAATTCCTGCGGGTAGCGCCACAGCCCGCACTTGCCGCACTGCTTCTGCCGCAGCCCGGCCTTGTGCTGCGCCTCGGCCCACTCGTGCCAGGCCAAGTAGCCCTCGGGCGCTTGGTCGCCGGGCTTGTAGTGCGCCTGTTCCAAGATGCAGGCAACCTTCACGGCTCAATCCTCGCGTCACACTCGAATACGATGAATGGCGGCGGGGCCATCCAGACTTGCAGCGGAAACGTGCTGCGGTCGGTGCGGCGCAGGCAGTCTTCGCAGCCCTCGCGCCAGTCGCCGGGCTCGGGGTCGTAGCCTGCGCACCGCGCCACGTCTGCGGGCAGCCGCCTAACTCCTCGCTGAACCACCGGACCCGCGTCGGCGGCCGGCTTTGTCTCGTTTGCTTGCGTCATCACGCCTCCTTGGTCCGGTTAGCTCGAACGTTAGGCCCTCAAGGCTCGCAAAGCAGGGCACGCCTGCTCGCACACTTCGGCCAGCACAGCCGCCGCGATGTCGTCAAACGCTGTGTCTGATCTGCTCACGCGCCAGTGCACCGCACCCAAGGCGGCGCGCAACATTTGAATCTCCATGTCGCGGTGTGCCAGCTCGGCCGCAATCGCACTCTTTGCGTGCAAGCCTTCCCCCGTCATCGCGCTCATGTGGCGCACAAAGAGTTCACCCTGGGCAACATGGTCACGCTCCGCATACAGCGGGCCTAACCCCTCGCTCAGCCCCCGACCTGCACTGTCCCCGCCGCTCATGGCTGGCCTTTCAGGGCGGCGCCCTTGGGTGCGGGGCTGTAGTCCGGGCGCTTCCATGTGCCGCGAATGACGCTGATGCAGTCGTCGCTGTCGAGCATGTAGTCGCCCTCGGTGACGCAGTGGTCGTCCTCGGCCTTGATGGCGACGCACAGGCGCTCGCGCTCGGCTGCTAGCGCCTCCGCCAGCCCCTGCTGCACGGCATCGCGCGGGGGCTGCTCTGCCAGAGCGCCGGCCGCAAAGACACCCCCGGCCGCATCCTCAAGCGCGCACAGTTCCGCCATTTCGGCGGCGCTGCGCTCCGGCTGCTCTCGGCGCACACGGCCTGCATTCGGGCCGCCAGAAATAAGCCGCGACCGCTGCGCGGGTGTCAGGGTTAGGGGCTGCTCTGCGCGCTCGGCTGGCGTGGGGTGGGTGGCGGCTAGCTTGCGCAGTTTGCTGGCGAACAAGTAAGCGTTCTCAAGAAGATGCGCAGCCCGAGTGCACACCTCGCCGCGACGAGAGCTACCGCCGCGTAGATCGGCTGCCGTTTTCAGCCAAGCCGCAAGCTCGCCATCGTCGGGCAGTTCAGCGGGCGCCGGCTGCTCTTGTGCGGCTGGCGTGGGGTGGGTGGCGTAGAACGGGCGCCAGCCTGCGGCGCGCGCCTCGGCTTCAGTCAGCGGCGCGGGCGGCTGCGGCCCTTTGTGGAAGGCGGGGGCGTAGAAGTGGGGTGGCTCGCTGTCACGAACCCACCACGCGGGTGCCGGCTGCTCTTGTGCGGCTGGCGTGGGGTGGGTGGCGGCAAACCGGGAAAGCATCAGGCGCTCAATGGCCCTGGCTACGGCTCGGTCGTATTCCTGCGGTGCCATGTTGGCGCACATGATTTCGCTGCACGCCTCGTCAATCTCGGCATCCCGCAGGATGGCCGGCGCCGGCTGCTCTTGTGCGGGCGCTGCTGAAGGACACACCTGATGCCCGTTGCGAGCCCAAACGCAATCCTTGGGCGAGATTGCGCTTTGCTGCTCTTGTGCGGGCGGGTGGGCGTAGAGGGGCGTTCCCTCGGGCCGCGGCGCACCGTTCCACTCAAGCGTGTAGCGGCTCATGTGAACCTCGGCGACAAACGCCACCGGCCCGGCCTCGGTCTTGCTCATGATGCTCTCCGTTCTTCGTTGGCGGCCATCTGCGCCACGGCGAAGATGCTGTTGGGGGTGGTGGTAATGACCTGGCGCAGGGCGCGCAGCTTCTTCTTGTAGCGGCGCGTGCGCTCCGCATTCGTGAGCGTGCCGGGCCGGCGCGCGTCGGGCTGATTGCCCAGGGCGTACACGGCGCGCAGTTGGTCGCGCGTGTCTTCCTGCTTGCGCACCCAGCGGGCGATGTAGATGCAGCGCGTCAGTTGCACGCCCTTGTGCATCGTTGAGATTGAGGCTGACACCCTGAACTGGTCCGCCGCAGGCCAGAAGGCCTGCACCTCGGATCGCGTCATGGGGCCATGCTCGGCCAGAAGCGCGCGGATGGCTGCGTAGCTGGGTTTCACGCCACCTCCAGCGCATCGACGGCGGCGAACCAGCGGGCCCACCATTCCGGGCCCATCTTGGGGTGCGTGGGGAAGCGGCTCGCGCGGGCTTCGGCGGCCAGGGCGCGCAGGGTGTCGGCGGGCGTGGGCTCAGGTGTCAAGGATTCCTTGACAGTTGCCGGCTCCGGGTTCACCTCGGCCAGCCCCACGGCCTCGCCCGGGTCTGCGCGGTCGCCGCCCATCTCGGCTGCAGTGGTGTGCGGGGCAGCGTCGGGATCGTCGGCGCGGATCGGGTCGCCCGGGTCGGTGGCGATGGCGTCCAGGGTGTCGCCCAGGGCCAGCAGGTTCGGCAGCGCGGCGGCCTTCTCGCGTGCCGTGGCGGCTGCGCAGCTGGTCTCGAACTCCGCTTGAAGCTCTGCCGCGCGCTTCAGGTCCAAGGCGGCCAGCCGGTCGCTCTCGGCTTGCTTGGCCGCAGCCTCCGCAGCCCGTGCCGCGGCCTCACGCGCGGCCAGTTCCTCGGCGGCCTTGCGGATGGCGGCGGCCTCGGCAGCGATGCGGCGTTCCTGCTCGGCGAGCTCGGCGGCCCGGCGCTCGTTTTCCAGCCTGATGGCCTCCTGCCGCGCCGCCTCGGCCTCGCGCGCCGTAGCCTGGGCGTGCAGCACCTGCATCTGTTCCAGCGCGCGGGCCTTGGCGCCGGCCAGGGCTTCGGCACGGGCGGCGTCGGTGTCGCTCACGTCGCTGTCGGTCAGCATCTGGATGCCCCGGGCGATACGCTCGGCCGTCATGCCCACTTCCTGGCAGCGCAGCAGGTAGCCGGCGATGGTCTGCAGGCGCGCGGCGTGGCGCTCCTGGGCCTCGCGCTCGATGCGCTCTTTCTCGGCCTTCTCAGCAGCCCGGCGCTGCTCGTCGGCCTTGATCTGCGCGTCTATCGGCGCCTCCAGGGCTTCGATCTCGGCCGTGATGCGCGCGGCCTCGGTGTCGATCAGCTTGCCGTAGGCCAGCGCCGGGGCCTTGAAGTCCTTGCGGCGCTTCTCCAGCGTCGTGCGCAGCGTCACGCAGCGCAGGCGGTCGGCGCGGGCCGCTTGGTCGCCCTTCGTGGTCTTCAGGTCGTAGGTCTTGCCGGCCAGTTCCGCCTTCAGCGCGGCCAGGCCTGCCTCGGTGGCGCTGTACTTCACCAGCGGGGTGCCGTTGACGATCTGCGCGCGGTCCACCACCTCGTCAGCCACTTCGGCGCGGCGGGCGATGGTGTCCACGATCTCGGGAAGGGGGGTGTCAAACACGGGTGTCGCTCCACTGTTCGTTCGTGAGATCCGGCCGCGGGTCGCGGTAGCCGTCCACACGGCACCGCTGCTGCGGCAGGAGGATTGAGGGGTGGGCCCGGGGCCGCTTCACGGCGCACTGCGGGCAGTTCACGCCGTACTTGGCGCGCAGTGCCTTGCGGTGGTCGTCAAGGGCCCGGAAGCCTTCGATGGCGTCACCCACGGCCTAGAACTCCGCAGGCGCGAGGGCGCGCTTCGGCTCCACGGGCGCCGTGGGCAAATCCCAGGGGGCGTCCATGTCGGGGGTGGTGGGGGCGGCAGGGGCGGCCGGGCCGGCGATGCGGTGCGTTCGGTCGAACTCGGCGATCACCTCGGCGTAGTACGCACGCGCATGCTTCGCCTTCTCGACCATCGCGGCCTCAATCGCCATGTCGCGGTCAATCGCCCAAGTCGTCACGCGCAAGTGCTCTGCGATGTGCGAGACAACGTGCAGCGGCAGCGGCTCAAAGTTGCCGATCAGTTCCTTCGGCGTGTCAACCAAGCAGTAGGCGACGCGGAAGCGCGGCCGGTTGTAGAGGCGCATGTAGACGCGGCCCTGAAACTCGTACAGCTTCCGTTGCGCTTCGGCCACGTCATCTACGCTGATCGGGTAGGTCGCGGCAGACCATGCCGACTTGATGTCTACGACCTCGGCCGGGTCCAAATGGTCGCACTCGCCTGTGAAAAACTCATCTTCAAGGCGCTGCTTGTTCTTCACCACCGACCGGCCAAAGACGCGATTGAACAGCGCCGATGATTCGGACTCAACAAGGTTCCCCTTCTCAAGTTTCTTGTCCGAAACCGCGAAGTCAACGCCCAGGATTTCCTGCGCGGCCATGTTGCGGATTGCAGTTTTCGCGCCGACAGACAGAACCTCGCTCTTGGACTTCGGCTCGGTCATCAGCAAGCCAAAGCTGCTGGCGCGGAATAGAACATTGCGCTTCATCACTGCGCCCCCGCCGCGCGAAGCGCCGCACCGCGGGCCTGCACGGCTGCGGCGAACAGCTTGTAGGCTTCCACGTCGCCAGCGCCGCGGAAGTGCTTGGCGCCGTCCTTGGACACGCGATCCAGTTCCTGCAGGCTCTGCGCCAGCGCAGCGCGGCCGGACCAAACTTCCAGCGGGTCAGAGCCGCCGCCGTCAGCGCCGCCCGCACCGTCATCGTCAGCATCGGTCGCGGCAAGGCCCAGGATGGCCGTGGCGGTGTAGCGCTCCAAGTAGGTCTTGGTGCTCCCTCGGGCCTGGATGGCGTTGCGGCCAGGGCCGGTGTCAGGTGCGCCGCCCATTGAGACTGACTCGACGTGCCCCAGCGCGTGCTTGAGGTAGCACGTCACTTCGAGCCAGTCCTTCTCGTCCTTCGTCAGCTTCCAGCTGATGCTGAGGCCGTGCTTGGACAGGGCCGGCGTCGTGGCGCTCACCACGTCAAACAGGTTCGCATGCTTGCCGCCCTGCAGGGGACCGCTGGCGATGGTCTTGCTCTTGATGATGGTCACGGCCTCGGACTTGAAGCCGGCCACGGCGGCAGCGTGCGCGCGGGCGGCCTCGGCGGCTTCGTGGCGCTCCTTCAGGTCCATCAGCTTTTCGACATAGGCCAAGTCGGCGCCGCGCTCCACTGCGATCTGCAGCAGTTGCGCGGGCGATGCCGCCACCAGCGCGCGGGGCTGCTGCACAACCTGCGCCTCTGCGGTGGGGATGAGTTCAAGGGTGTCGTTCACGGGGTTTCCTTCAGAGAGCCCGTGCCAAAGCGGCCAGGGCGGTGGAGATGCGGCGGCCGATCAGGCGCCAGCGGGTGATGGGGTGGGGGTTGCGGTACGGTCCTTCCACAGCGCCGGAAGACAGCAGCAACTCGCCCAGCGGGGTGGTGGCCGTGTCGCGCTCGGCCTGCTTGGCGTCCAAGTGCTGCTCGGTCAGCGCGCGGGTCATGTGCGGGTAGTGCGAGGGTTCGACGTTGCAATCGAACGCGGCCAGCAGTTCTGCGGGAGTAGCGACGCGGCGCATCACGCGCCCCCCGTCAGCACGTTGATGGCGTGCACGCCCAGCGCCGTGCCGCAGCCGATGGCCAGGAGCCACCGGGCAATGCACGCCAGGGCCTGCTCGGCGGCTTCCTGGGCGCGGGCGTTGTAGGCGTTCATCGCCTGCGCGGCCTCGTCGGCTTCGCGGATCTCGGCGGGGCTCATGCGGCACCACCCTTCTCGCGCTCGACCAGCATGGCGTCGGCCATCACAAAGGACAGGCGGGCAACAACAGCAGCCAACTCCGGGAACTGGCCTTCTGACGAGGCGTGAGAGCCCGCCAGCAGCGTCGTCATCGCCTTGATGGCTGCGTAGTCCCGCAGGCTCATGCCGGGGTCCACAGTCACAGCTTCGCGCTCGCCATAGTCGTGGTTGAACTGCGTGCCGAGTTGAGGGAACGCCGGCCCGCCGGTGTTGATCGGCGCGCTCATACGCCCCTCCGCTCGACCATCGCGTACAGCGTGGAACCCGGGCCGTACTGGCGCACGTAGTCGGCCATCGCGGCACCAAGGCGCACGCTGTTCACCGTGTCCGCGATGCGCCACGCGCAGGCCAGCGCCTGCACGAAGCTGCCGCCGTAGGCCTGCATCGCGGCCAGCGTCGTGCGGCGCTCGGCCTCAGTCATGGAGATCCACACCGGCATGCGCTTGGCGTCACCCACGGCAACGTCGGCGCGCTGGGCCGGCGTCAGCAGGGAGTCCAGCAGGGCGCTCACGCTGCCACCTCGCCCAGCTTCGCCAGCTCACGGGTGCAGTACGCGATGTTCGCGGCCTTGGCCGCCTGCCGCGTGTACTCGGTGTAGTAGTCGCACTCCGGGTAGGCCGGGTCGAAGCCCTGCTGCGCTTCGGTCAGCGCAGCCTGCAGCCGGGCGCGCTTGTCGGCCACCGCCTCGGCGGCCATCGGGATGTAGTGGGCGCGCTGACGGGCCCGCTCCGCAGCGTGGCGGGCCTTGATGCCGTCAACGATGGCCTGCAGGTCAGCTTGGACCGCAGGCGGGGCAAAAGTCGTTTGCACTTCGCGTCTCCAACGCCGGGATGGCGTGAGACGCAAATCTAGCAAACTACTTTGCTATCTGCAAGCAAGATTTTTTGCCTGCCCCTAGATTGGCCTTGCGGCCAAAGTCAGCTCACCGGCAATTCGTCGTCACCATGTTGCCGATGGCGGTGCTGGTGCAGTTCACCGTCTGCCTTGGCGGCGGCGTGTTGGCGCGCAGGGATTCCCAGAATGCACGGTTGGCCTCCGCGCTGGCCTGCTGCCTCTGCAAGTTCATGCGCTCAATCTCCAACGCATAGCGCAAGTCGATGTCACGGCCTGGCACGTCCGGGCGCTCAAAGGTGAACTGCTGGGTAAGGCCCAGCAGGCGTAGATCGGCCGTCAGCACGTCGATGCTGGCCGTGGCGCCGCTGGCCCACTTCACGCGCGTTCCCTGCAGCCGTTTCGTGCCGGCCCGGCGGTCCTCGTCGGTGACTTGGTACTCCAGCGTCACCGGGGTGTATCCGAACAGCTGCGAGCCCTGGTACACGGCCGCGCCGGGCGGGTCCGACTGGTAGGTGACTTTCAGCACGGTGCTGCAACCCCCCGCCAGCAGCGCGGCAGACAGCAGCGCCAGAAGGCGCTTCTTCATCACGAGATCTCCCTGTTGTGAGTTCAGATTTCCGAGCGCTCGATCAGCGTCATCACTGCCAGGATTCGCAGGCCATGCGTCTCCGAGTGCAAGCTGACGTAGGCGTCATCAAGCGCCTGCGCGTGCCAGGTGCCGCCAGCACCCTGGGCGTAGCGGCGCACGTAGCGCCCACCCTCTTTGTCCTCCACCAGCACGCACTGGCGAGGCCGGGCTACATCGGCCCGCTTAAAGACCATCTTCGTGCCCGCAGGCACTTTGTCTCCCAACGCTCCATCCGGCATCATCACGGCAAATTCGCTGGGCAGTGCTCCCGACTGCATCAACAACTCCCATGTCACGATGTCGGGAATTGTTACTGCCTCGGGGCTCAGAAGCTGAGCCTGCCCGGGAATACGGCCTCCCACATTCTGGGGATGGCCTTCAGATTTCGGTGAGAAATCTCCGCGCAAAAGTGCGTCCGCGCTAGTTCTCATCACTCTGGCGAGTGACGCCAGATAACGCGGGTTGTGCACGTTGCCGGCCATCAGGTTCTCGATGTTCTGACGTGACGTGCCCACCAGCCTCGCCATCTGCGGGGCGTTCAGTTCTTCGGCCTGCATGAACTGCAGCACCTGTTCGGCGAGTGTTTTCACGCAAAGCATTTTGCGGCGCTTGCAAGCAATCTTGTTTGCCTCTAGACTGGCAAACAAATTTGCACCCAGGCCGCTATGCGCTACATCACCGTCAGTGACCTCCTCGCCGATTACTTCAACGGCAGCCCTACCGAACTTGCCGCCGCGCTTGGTGGCGATGTCAAGCGGCAGAACGTGGAGTATTGGCGGCTGCACAACCGCGTGCCCGCTCAGCATCGGCCGCCGATCGAACGGTTGACGAGGGGCAAGGTTACCTGCGAACGCTTGTCGCGTGATGGTGCCATCTGGTCGCGCGTGCCGGATGACTCATGGCCGCACAAGGACGGCCGCCCCTGCCTGGACGTGGCCAAGGCCGTCGCCTGACCCATGCCCCCACCTGTCTCCAGCGTGCACTGGCCGGCGCCTATCGCCGGGCGCTCTCCTCCCTTGCGCCGCACGCTTTGCCCCGGCTGGCTGATGCCGGCCGGGGGTTTTTCTTCGGGGCGCATGCCCTACCCGCGCCGCACTACGCGGGCTTCGTGGCCGAGCACTTCGAGCGCCTTGCGCTGGTACTCCATCGCCACGGCTTCGCGGATGCGGTTGAGCCAGTACGCCAGCGAGGCCGCTGCCATCGCATGCACCTGCAACTGAGTGTCGTCGCCCATGAGTGAACCCCTGCTGAGTCGTCCTGCGAACCCGAACCGTCTTGAGGCCGAAGTCCGTCCGATGGTCCCCGTGGAGGTTCTTGCCGTGCTCGATGCCGTGTGCACCGACGAAGGGAAGGACCGTACCAAGAAGGTCAACGAGATCCTCCGCGCCTGGGCTCAGAAGGAATATCGCAGGGCCAGTCTCGTGATGAACACCTCGCGTGGCAATCCTCCGCTTCTGGATGACATGCCGGAGGACTCGGCATGACGCGCCCTGCCCTGAACGACAAGCAGATCGCGCGCATGGCCTTCCGCATCGCCATGTTTCAGCGCCGCGGCTTGAGCGAGCGCGCGGCCGAGAAGCTGGCCGACCGCTTGGCAGACCGCGACGACGACCGCGACGACCGGCGCGTGTGCCTGGAGTGCGAGCACCTGCAGCGCTCCGGTGCGTGCTTCGCTGCCGCGCAGGGCTGGCTTCCCCACACCTCGCCCAGGCACGCGCCTGTTCCTGACCTTCTCCAGCGCTGCGAGCGCTTCAGCTTTCAAACCCCATGACGCAAGCACTCATCAAGTACGAAGCCGCCTGCTACGCCATCGCCGAGTGCGTGCGCGTGGACGAGGTGAAGGAATGGGCCGACAAGGCCGCCGCGATGCAGGCCTACGGGCGCATGGCGAAGGACCAGACCTTGCAGGCGCAGGCGGCCGAGATCCGCATTCGCGCCGAGCGCCGGCTGGGTGAACTCATCACGGCGCAGAAGGCCGAGGGCGGGCTGAACCGCGGCGCAGCCGGGCTTGGCATCAACCAGCACACGCCCAAGGAGGTGCCCTCGTTGGCGACGAGGGCACCTCAAACGAGGGCACCTGCGCTGGCCGAGGCGGGCATCAGCTACGACCTGTCCAGCCGCGCGCAACGGCTGGCCGCTGTGCCCGAGCAGGTCTTTGAAGCAGAGCTCGCCGCCAAGCGCGAACGCGACCTGAAGGACGGTGCACGGGTCAGTGCTCGCCTTGAAGCCGCCGGCGCCAAGGTGCTGAAGCAGCAGACGGCACAAGAGGCCGAAGCCGCGCGCCAGGCCGAAGAGGCGCACGGCGACCTTGACACGGTGGCGGCCCTGGAAGAGGCGCTGCGCGAGATCGAGGCGCTGACCGGCGAAGTAAAGGCGGCCGAAGCCGACGACCTGAAGGCCGAGGCCATCAAGTGGCGCCGCGCCTACGACCACGCGGTGCGCCAGCAGTCCGAAGCGATGGACCGCGCCAAGGAATCGACCGACCGCGAGAAGTGGGTGATGCGGCAACTGATGCGCTGCGGCAAGGCCGTGGGCCAGGAAGACCCGTCCAAGATCGCCGCCGCCGTTGAGGCAGTGGCCCGCCAGCAGAAGGTGGCCGCATGAAAGTCTCTCTCCGCGATTACCAGGCGCGCGCGTTCGACCTTGCGCGCGATGCAGTGCGTCAGGGCCATAAGCGCATCCTCATCGTGGCCCCCACCGGCGGCGGCAAGACCGTGCTGGCGTCGGCCCTCATGGAGATGGTGAAGGAGAAGGGGAACCGCGCCGCGTTCGTGGTGGACCGGCTCTCCCTGATCCAGCAGACCAGCGACACCTTCGACCGCTACGGGCTTGACCACGGCGTCATCCAGGGCGGCCACGTCCGGTTCCGCCCGTCGATGCCGCTGCAGTTGTGCAGCGTGCAGACGCTGGCCCGCCGCCGCTGGCCAGAAACGCAAGTGGACGTGTTCGATGAGGCGCACGTTCTGCACGCATGCCACAAGGCCCGCCTGCAGCAAGACGAGTCGGTGGTGATCGGCTTGACCGCCACGCCTTTTACCAAGGGCCTGGGCAAGTGGTTCGATGTCGTCATCAACGTGACGACCACGCGCGAACTGATAGACCAGAAGTGGCTTTCCCCGTACCGCGTTTTCTCGTGCGTCGAGCCCGACATGAGTGGCGTCGCGGTGAAGTCCACCGGCGAGTGGGACGACACCCAGGCCAGCAAGAAGGCGCTGGAAGTGGTGGGCGACGTGGTGGCCGAGTACCTGAAGCACGGCGAGAGCCGCAAGTTCATTTGCAGCGCGGTAGACACCACGCACGTTGAGGAACTGCAGCGCCAGTTTCTGGCCGCGGGCATCAACGTGGCCAGCTACACCTACAAGGACAAGGACGAAGACCGCGCGGATGTCACGCTGGAGTTCCGAAAGCCTGACAGCAGCATTCGCGGCCTCATCACTGTCACTGCTGCCTCGCGTGGGTTCGACGTGCCTGACGTGGGCTGCATCATCATGGCCCGGCCCCTGCGCAAGAGCTTGGCCGAGCACATCCAGCTGCTGGGCCGCGGCCTTCGCATCGCGGACAACAAGACGGACTGCCTGGTGCTGTGCCACTCAGGGAACATGGCCCGGTTTTGGGCTGACACCGAAGAGTTCTTCGACAACGGCTTAGCCGAACTGGACGACGGCAAGCCCAAGGACAAGAAGAAGGCCGAGAAGAAGGTTGAGGCCGAGCCGGTCAAGTGCGGAAGCTGCGGCCACCTGCACCGGCCGATGCCGTTCTGCCCGAACTGCGGCCACGAGTACCCGAAGAAGGCCGCGGTGCAGCATGTGCCTGGCACGCTGAAGGAACTCATCGCTCACGGCGACCAGGGCCTGCTGCGCAAGAAGCTGTGGCCGCAGATCGTGTCTTACGTGCTGGAAGGCACGCAGGACATGGAGCGCGCGCAGCGCAAGGCGCAGGCCATGTACCACGAGCTTACTGGCACGTTCGCCAAGGCGCGCGTCGAGACGACGACGCCCGAGCCGTGCACGGCCGAGGTCCGCAATCGCATCCGGGCGAACCAGATCCGCTGGGCCAAGGGCCGCCAGAAGGCCGCGCAGCGCGAGGCGGTGCCGGCATGAGCTTTGAGCAGGCACTCCGCTTCGCTGGCCTGCGCCCGCGCAGCAGCGACATCAAGGCCGATGGCGTCATCCGCCGCTGCCCGACCGAAAGCAAGCCAGGCAAGCGCAACGGCTGGTTTGTGCTGCACCCGGATGGCCATGGCTCCTGGGGTGATTGGGGCAGCGGCGGCGGCGAGGCGCTGGGCCACTGGAAGGACGAACACGCGAAGGTCGATGCGGCTGCTGTGGCGCGCATGGCCGAGCAGACACGCCAGCAGCGCGAGCGCGAGCGCGCGCACCGACTGCAGGCCATGCGCAGCGCCCGCACGTTCTGGGCTGCTGCGCGCCCGCTGAACCGGCCGCACAAGTACATCGCCGACAAGGGCCTGAGCCCGCTGGGCTGCGCGAGCCTGCGCACGCACGACGGGCTGCTGGTGGTGCCTGTGTGGCTGGGTGAATGGCTCATCAGCGTGCAGACCATCACCGCAGACGGCGCCAAGCGTTTCTGGCCGGGTGCGCCTGTCAAGGCGGGGTGCCTGGTGCTGGATCGCCAGCGCCCGGCCGTCACCGTGGTGTGCGAGGGCTTGGCCACCGGCCTTGCGGTGTTTCAGAGCATGCGCCAGGCGCGCGTGGTGGTGGCCTTTGACGCCGGCAACCTGCTGCCGGTGGTGGGGCGCTTGAAGCTGTCGGGCAGCGTGGTGATCGGCGCCGACAACGACCACGCCACGCTGGCCCGCCGCGGCTTCAACCCCGGCCTGGACAAGGCGCGCAACGCGGCCGAGTTGATCGGCTGCGGTGTGGCCTACCCCACGGGCATTGAAGGCAGCGACTGGGCTGATTTCCTCAAGGAACTTGGCGAAGGCTCGCCGCGGAAGCTGGAACGCGCGGTGCTGGCCCAGGCCCGCTACGTGATGGAGCCTGTGCCGTGAGCGGGCCTCGATGCCCCGCGCGGACGCCAAGCAGACACCGGCGCGCGGGACACGACACCTCTACCGGGGGCAAGACGCGGAAGCAGAGGGGCGGGGTGGCGAAGGCAGCGCCCCAGCGTCGAGCGGCTACCGGGTCTATGTGGCTCCAGACGGCACGTAGTGAAGGACTCATCCGGCAGGCTGGGTCCGTCCACCAAACGGCACCAACGAAGAAAGCATTTGGCTGTTTCTCTATGAGCGCTACTACCTCACCTACGCACGCGACGCGCCGGCCGGCAGGGGGCACGCTGTGAAGTGGACCGTCGAACTCCGCGAGCTTGCCGCCGCGCACCGCGCCTTGCTGGCCTTGTGGGCGCAGATCAAGCCGCTGCTGGCCGCCGGCAAGTACCTGATCGTCACCATCAAGACGGACAGCCGCAGCCTGGCGCAGAACCGGCTCATGTGGTCCTGCCTGCGCGACCTGAGCGAGCAGGTGGAGTGGGACGGCGGCAGGTTCGATGAGGAAGGCTGGAAAGACCTCATCACCGCGACGCTCCACGGGCAGCGCGTGGTGCGCGACCTTGAGTGCACGGGCTTGGTGTCGCTGAGCCGCGGCCGGTCCACCAGCGAAATGACTATCGCCGAGATGGTCGAGGTGATCGACTACGCCCACGCCTTTGGCGACCTGCGCGGGGTGAAGTGGAGCAAGACCTCGCTTGGCCGCGACTGGCCCGAATGCACAACTGGTGTGCGCCCGGTGCGCGCGAAGAAGGCGCAGGAGGTGCAGGCGTGAAGCCCGCCTACTACAACGAGTTCGACCCCTACGCGGCGCAATGGCTGCGCAACCTGATCGCCGCTGGCCGAATCGCGCCCGGCGACGTTGACGAACGGAGCATCACCGATGTCCGACCTGACGACCTGCGAGGCTACGGCCAGTGCCACTTCTTCGCCGGCATCGGCGGCTGGAGCGTTGCACTGCGACTCGCCGGCATCCCCGATGACCGACCTGTTTGGACAGGTTCTTGCCCCTGCCAGCCCTTCAGCGCCGCGGGCAAGCAGCGTGGCAGCAACGATGAGCGCCACCTATGGCCTGCGTTCTTCGACCTCATCCGCGAGTGCCGCCCTTCAAGGGTCTTTGGCGAGCAGGTTGCCGGAGCAGCTGGCTACGCCTGGTGGGACCATGTGGCAGCAGACCTGGAAAGCGAAGACTACGCCGCTGCGGCGGCGGATATTGGCGCACACAGCGTCGGCGCGTTCCACATCCGCCAGCGGCTCTACTGGGTGGCCCACGCCGGATGCCAGCGCCTGCAACAGCGCGGGCGACACAACCTGGCAGGACCGGCGGCAGGCGATGAAAGCCAAGCACGGGAACGGCAACGGGTTTGGCTTGACGCTGGGGCAGGCCAGCACGCTGGCATCCTGGGCCACGCCGACCCGCAGCGACCATCAGGGCGCAGCCTCACCGGAAGCGGTGAAGGAATGGGCCAGCCGGGGGCACAACCTGCCCGAGCAGGCGCAGATGGCGGCGTGGGCAACTCCGGGAGCGGGCGACGACCGGGGAGCGAACCCGCGCTGGCAGGAAGCTGCGCAACGACACGCCGCGAAGGGCCAGCACAAGCAAATGGGCCTGCGGGATCAGTGCCGGCTTTCGGCCTGGCCAACACCGCAAGAGCATGTGATCGACGCGAAGAAAAAGCCGCCGATCATGGAGGGTCGCAAAGCGACCGACCCGCAGATTGGGCTGGCGGACGTAGCTGTGCACTTGACCCCTGGGGCGCCGTCGAATGGCTCCAGTGCAGCGACGGCAAGGCCCGGCCAACTCAACCCGGCCTTTTCCCTCTGGTTGATGGGGTACGAGATGGCCGCTTGGCTGTTGGCAGCGCCCTCGGACAAGGCGCAGCCGCGCTCAGCGAAGCCCAAGCGCAGCACCGATTCAGCCGCGTCGGCGTCCTGAAGGGCGCAGGCAACGCCATCGTGCCGCAGGTTGCGGCTGCGTTTGTGAGGGCCGCCGCATGACCGCGGCCCAGGTTCTGTGCATCCCCATGCCCCTGCACATTCACAGCGAGGCCAACGGCAGCCATGGCCACCACATGGCCCGCGCCCGCAAGGTGAAAGCGCAGCGCCAGGCCGTCGCGTGGTGCCTCAAGCCCCACAAGGTGCCGACACTGCCTGCCACCGTGACCCTGGTGCGGATCTCGCCAGGAAAGCTGGACGAGCACGACAACCTGCCGCGCGCTTTCAAGGCCGTGGTCGATGAGCTCGCCAAGTGGATGGGCGTGAAGGACAACGACGCGCGCCTGACATGGCAGTACGCCCAGCGCAGCGAAGGCCGCAGCCGCTACGCCTGCGAGATCGTCATTGAAAGCCGATTCGAGGTGCAGCCGTGACCGAAGACCGCGACACCCTTGCCGCCCGGCTGCTGGCCGAGCACGACGCGGCATGCGCAGAACTGGCAGTTCTGACACCGCGCCAGCGCGAGTGCCTGGGGCTGGTTGCCAAGGGCTACGGCTACAAGCAGGCCGGTGAGGCAATGGGCGTGACGCTGCACGCTGCACGGGCGCACATGCGCCTGGTGTGCCGCGCGCTGGACTGCAACGCGACCGAAGCCATCGTGCTGGCCGCGCAGGCGAGGTGGGTGTGATGGCCGCCTGGCGCACCCCTGGCTTCCAGTTCTACACGCCCGAGATGCGCGCGTGGCTTGGTGGCTACCGGCCCCGCATCGCCGCAGAACTGTGCGCACCTGCTGCTGGCAAGCCCCGCGACGCGGAGGCCGCCGAGCGCCTGCGCGATGCGCGCGAGCGTGGCAGCGATGCGTGGCGCGTGAAGGAGGGCAAGCGGTGAAGTGCGCCGACTGCAAGCGCCTGCTGCGCGCCAAGCCCGCGCTGGAGATCTCCACGCGCGAAGGCGTGCTGCGGTTCGGGCCGGTGTGCGCCAAGCGCTACATCGTGCGCCCCACGCGCACGGCATGGAAGGTGGTCGAGAAGCGCGCCGTGGTGGCGCCGCCGGTGGACCCGAGACAACTCACATTGGAACTTGCATGAGCGTGAAGATTCTGCACGGGGACTGCCGCGAGGTGCTGAAAACGCTGGCCGACAACAGCGTGCACTGTTGCGTTACATCGCCGCCGTACTTTGGCCTGCGCGACTACGGGAACGCCGCACAGATTGGGCTGGAGCCCACGCCCGCCGAGTTCGTGGCTGCGATGGTCGAAGTCTTCCGCGAGGTGCGGCGCGTGCTGCGCGATGACGGCACGCTTTGGCTGAACCTCGGGGACAGCTACGCGGGCGGCGGCGGCGGCAACTACAGCAAAAGCCAGAAGCAGACTGCGCACGGTGAACACATCACCAACGTCCGCAATCGCTCCGATTGGCTTGATGCCGTTGCACTGAAGCCGAAAGACCTCATCGGAATCCCCTGGCGTGTTGCCTTCGCCCTTCAGGCTGACGGCTGGTATCTGCGCCAGGACATCATCTGGCACAAGCCGAACCCGATGCCTGAGAGCGTGCGCGACCGCTGCACCAAGGCACATGAGTACGTGTTCCTGCTGAGCAAGAGCGAACGGTACTTCTACGACCACGCAGCGATGCAAGAGCCCGTGACGCCATCGACGGTCGCGCGGCTTTCGCAGGACGTTGAGGCACAAGCTGGCAGCGAGCGCGTGCCGGGTAAGACCAACGGACCGATGAAAGCCGTGGGCCGCGCGCCTGGCAACGTCAACCCGCCGAAGGGGCAACTTGCCTATGAGGCTGGCGACGAATCGCATCGCACAAAGGGTGGCCTGCTCGCCTACAGCGAGCGGCAGCGCAGCAAGCGCGACAGTTTCAAACGCGATGACAGCAAGCGGGCCGAGGTGATTCCCGGGCAGACGGTGGGGACGCACCGCGCTGACCGCCCTGAAAGTGCATGGGACACCGCCACGCGCAACAAGCGCAGCGTGTGGACCATCGCCACGCAGCCCTTCAGCGAAGCCCACTTCGCCACGATGGCCCCGGAACTGGCCGAGACGTGCATCAAGGCCGGCTGCCCCGAGGGCGGCACGGTGCTGGACCCGTTCGGCGGCGCTGGCACCACGGGCCTCGTGGCCGATCAGCTTCAGCGCAGCGCCGTGCTGTGCGAACTGAACCCGGAATACATCAAGATCGCGCGCCGCCGCATCGCCGCTGACGCCCCGCTTTTCGCCGAGGTGGAGTGATGCTGACCACCCGCAAGCACCCACCCCGCCCGGTCAAGACCGTGGAGCACGTCACCCTGGCGCCGCGCCCCATCGCGCGGGGTAGCGGGCTGCTGGCCCTGGCCATGGCGCTGCCCGAGCCCGAGCCCGTGGTGGAGCGCGTGCCCCTGGCCGACGAGAAGCGCCACATGGGCCGCGTGGCCGCCCTGGGCTGCCTGCTGTGCGGCCAGCCGGCGCAGCTGCACCACGTCCGCGAAGGCCAGGGCATGAGCCAGCGCGCAAGCAACTTCCTCGTGGTGCCGCTGTGCGAGCCCCATCACACCGGCAGCGCCGGCCTTCACGGGCTGGGCAGCCGCGGCTTCGAGCGCCGCTACCGCATGGACGAGATGGACCTGCTGGCCATCGTCATCGCGCGCCTTGGCCACACCGAACCCCCCACCCGCCGCGCTGCGGCATTGATCGAAGGATGAACCACCCCATGAACCGCATCGACTCCCCCCGCACCGACGACAACGCCATCGAGCAGGAGATCAAGGCCAAGGGCCTGACCGCGCCGCGCGTCACGCCGACTGACATCGCCCAGGCCATCACCATGCACGAGTTCGTCAGGCACGTCGCACCGTGCGGGCAGGTGCTGCGGTGGTGCGTCATCACCACGCCGAACGGCTTTGCCGTCACTGGCCGGCCCTCTGTGGCGGTGTCACCCGAGAACGACGACGCGGCCATCGGGGAAAAGGTGGCGTTCGAGAACGCGAAGCAGGAACTGTGGCCGCTGCTGGGCTACGCGCTGAAGGAGAAGCTGGCCGCCGAGGCCCAGCTGGCCGCGAGCATGCCCAAGGCCCCGCCCGGCTGGGAGAACTACACCGGCACGAAGCAGCTGCAGGCCATGCCCATGACGCGCGGCGAATACAACGCCTACCGCGGCTGGGAACTGCCGGCCAACGAGAACGGCGCCGACGCCGGCTACTTGGTCGAGTACATCGACGGCGGCAAGGCCAACGACTCGCGCCACGCGGGCTACATCTCGTGGTCCCCGGCTGACGTGTTCGAGCGCGCCTACAAGCGCATCGGCTGACCCCGCAACCCCACCCCACCCGCAGCATGACCCTACCTGAAGACCGCCCCGACATCGGCGAAAAGTACAGCCGCGCCACGGAGAGCTCGCACCTTGAGGTGACGCCCGATCGCTTCGGCGACGTGGACATGCTCATCGCGTCGGGGTGGACGTCTGACGGCCTGGGAGCGCGGCTGTACCGCCTGCGCATGGAGTGGGACTTCCTGAACCAGCGCGAGCTCGCCGCGGCCAGCCTTTCCACGGCGCACGCCATCAGCATGAACCGGCTGAAAAGCCTGCGCAGCACGATGGACGCGCTGATGGTCTTTGCCCTGCAGCACGCCGCGCGCACCCGCATCACGGCCGGGGACCGCGAGGTGCGCCTGATTGCCGCGCGGGCCCTGGATATGTGGATCTGCCCGAACTGCAAGCACTGCACCGGGCGCGGGTTCACTGGCGGGTTCGGCGTGCCGATGGTGCTGTGCACCGCCTGCGCTGGCACCGGCAAGCGCCCGTTGCGCCTGGGTTCGGTGGAGTCGACCAACCGCTTTGGCTTGTCCCTGATGGGCGTCATGGACCGCAAGACCGAAACCTTCACGGCGCAGATGCGCGAGTTCTTGCGCTACCGCAGCCGGCACGCCGTGGGCCGCGACGAGGCCGGGCGGGACATCGAGCAGCGCCTGAAAACGCTGCGCAGCACTGAGGCGCAGGAGGATTAAGTGAGCGACCCCCTGATGAGCGCTGACGAGATCCGCCGGGTGGCCGGCGGCTACGTGCAGCCGTCGAAGCAACTGGCCGAACTGAAGCGCCAAGGCTTCTGGCGCGCACGCCGCGCCCGGCTGACTGGCGAGGTGATCCTTGAGCGCGCACACTACGAGGCCGTGTGCAGCGGCCAGGATGCGCGCCCCTCGCTGGCGCGACCCGAGCACACGCCCACACTGAGGCCCGCATGACCCGATCATCCGGCCTGCCGCGGCGGGTCTACCTGAAGCACGGCCGCTACTGGTTCGTGGCCGTCGACAACAAGTGGCACAGCCTGACGCGCGAGCGCGAGGGCCTGCCCGCCATGTTCCGCGCGCTGGCCGCCATCACCGAGCAGGCGCGCGCCGGTGACATGATGCCGGCCGTGGTGTCGCGCTGGCTGGAAGAAAAGGCGGCTGCAGGCGATTGGTCCGAAGACACCAAGACCGACATGGACCGGGTGGCCGCCGCCATCTCCAAGCGCTTTCTGGACTTCCGGCCCTACCAAGTCACCACGCCGGTGTGCGCCGAGTACCTCAAGACGTACCTGAAGAAGCCGCGCACCTACAACCTGCACCGCAGCGTGTTGCGCCAGGTGATGGCCGCGGCAGCGCGCGAGGGGCTGCGCGAGGGGCACAACCCCATCGACAACATCCCGCAGCGCAAGCTGGCCAAGCGCGTGCGCATCGTGACGCCGGCCGAGATCGACGCCATGGCCGCGGCGCTGATGAAGGCCAAGCGCGGCGGCCCGGCCCACGTCCGCATGCTCGGGCTGTGCCTGAAGACCGGCCAGCGCATCGGCGACGTGCTGAAGTTCCGCGCCCAGGACTGCACCGACGAGGGCGTGATCGTTGACCAGGGCAAGACCGGGGCCCCGCTGGTGGTGGAGTGGGACGCCGAGCTCAAGGCGCTGGTGGACGAGTGCTTTGCAGGCCGGGACCGCATCGGGTTCCTGCTGGTGCAGAGCACCGGCCAGCCCTACCGCTACTCGGGCGTGCGCAGCGCCTGGGTGCGGGCCATGGAGCGCGCCGGCATCGAAGACCTGCACATCCATGACCTGCGCGGCGAAGCCGGTGCGCGCCTGGCCGACATGCTGGGCCCCTACGCCGCACAGCTGCTGCTGGGCCATGCCAGCGTGAAGATGACCGAGCAGTACATCGCAGGCAAGACGCGCAAGCGCGCCAAGCCCGCGCCCATGAAAAAGAGCGTCTAAGAGACGCCCCAAAACCCGCGCCAATCCTGGCGTACCATGGCCCCCAGGAATTAGACGAATCGCCCGGAAACCCGCGCCAATCCTAGAAACCCCGACTGCCTTCTAAGCAGCAGGTCGGGGGTTCGAGTCCCTCCGGGCAGGCCACATGCACATTTTGGTGATAGCGGTTACTAACGTGTCTAATTTCCGGGGTTCTGTCTAATCTGTGGAGCCTGAAATGAACCGCCGCAACCTACTCAAGACCTTCCTCGCCGCCCCGGCCATCATCCGCAGCGGGGTGCTGATGCCAGTGGTGCCGCTGGTGGCTGCGCCGCTTTCGGGCATCGCGGTGCTGCGTCAGCACGAGATCCTGACGGGCACCGAGGTGCTGCGGCGCCAAGCCATGCTGGATGACCCGCTGGCGTTCCAGGCCGACCGCGTGTGGGTGCAGGACCATGCGGGGCGCAACGTGTACGACTCGGCCAGCGGCCCCATCTTCTACGCCGACCCCAGCCCGCACGTCAGGCGCCTGCAGCAGTCGCATCACGCGGCATTCATGGCTGCTATCGGGGTCCGCGCATGAAGCACAACACCTCCACCCTCACCGGGGCGCTGCTGGATGCGGCCGTGTCGAAGGCAGAGGGCCAAGAGCCCGAGATCGTGCCGTACCGTGTCAGCGGCGGCATGGGCATCACGTTCGTGCGCGACGAGCCGGTGTGCCAAGTCGGCGCGCAGCACTTCGAGCCGTCGTCGCGCTGGGAGCACGGCGGGCCGATCATCGAGCGCGAGCTTCTTTCATTGCATCCGACAAATGAAGGCTGGTGCGCGTTTGTCGGCTTGCACGACCATGAGCACACCGGCCCCACGCCCTTGGTGGCCGCCATGCGCGCCTACGTGGCCGCGAAGCTGGGTGACGAGGTGGAACTGTAGGCGACTGCTTAAAAATGTGGCACACTGCCGCCCATTGAACGAAACCCGCCGGCAACGGCAGAAGGGCTCCGGCCCGGTTCAACGGCTCCAGCGGGGTAGACGTGCTGGCGTTCAGAGGTCGCGCGGCCATGCGGCAGCGAAGCCCCTTCCGGCCCGGCCAGGCTTGAAGGGGCTTCTGCTTTTTGGGGCGCTGCCTCGCCTACAATTTTGCTCGCACCCTCACGCGCTCTCAATCGGGAAAGCTGCCGGTGGCCAACGCGGGAAGCCGCGAACGGGCTTTGTGAGGGTGCATCCTCCGGCCTGCCTGTTGAAGCGCCTTACCCCGTACCAGTCAAGTGGTGCCGTCACAAGCGGGGGCAACGGGCAGGCCAGAGGGTGTAGCGCAGGCTGATGCGCAGCGAGATTGGCCGATGGAAACTCGGCAGCGCAGCTTTGCGATGGCCACGAGGTTCGACCCCTTAGCGCAAAGCAAGCCGGGGATCAGCACCGGCCACCCTCTACTTCTCTGCTGCCGCGCGCACGGTCGCTGCATGCCGGTCGGCGCACTCGCGGTACATGCTCCCCCACTCGGTCAGCGTGCGCAGCACTGCCGCGCCGGTGCCGTCAGCGGGCAGCGGCAGAGGCGGGCAAGGCTGGCGCAGGCTGGCCGGCAGGGTCGGTGCCGCGGGCGGCTGCTTCCACGAGGCGCAGCCCTGCGTCATCAAGGCACACGTTGCGATACACAGGCTTTTCGACCACACGCTCGATCTCCTTGGTCAACACGCGGCGCTGCGCCGCGATGGCCGCCACCTCGGCGGCGTGGCGGGCGGCTGATTCGTCGGCCACCCGGGCCTGCAGGCGCTGGGCCTCGGCTTGGGCTTCCAGCCGGGCCGCGTCGGCAGCAGCCCAGCGCCAGGCCTGCACCTTGAATCCGCCGCCGAACCCGGCCAGCAGCCCCGCCAGCAGGGCAGCAGCCAGCAGCGCGGGAACGCTCACGCCGGGTACTCCTTGCGCGACAACTCGAAGTGAGGCCCGTCGCCCCACTTCTTCCAGTCCCCGCCCCAGACAATAGGCACCTTCAACTCGGCGGCCACGGCCTTGACGTGCGCGCCCAGCGTTGCGTACAGCGGCCAGTCCCAGCGCCCGGCGCCGGCCACGGTGGCCATCAGGTCGACGGCGTGCCCGGTCAGGTGCCGGCCGTTCATGGTCTGCGACGCACCGGCGGCCATCAGTTCGGCCTGGCGCTTCTTGGTGCGCAGGCCCTCGATGACGATGAAGCGCAACTTGTCGGCGCGGCCGTCCATGCGCTCCCACGCGATGCGCACCACGCGCGCCAGGTCAGGGTGCACGCCCTGCAGGTTCTTCTCGCTGCGGGCGTCCATCACTCGCCCTCCCGCGTCTTGGGTTGGTCGATCAGGCGGCCCAGCAGGAACAGCGCGCCCAGCACCGCGGGCACGCGCTCGGGGCCGACACCCAGCGCGGTGAGCACCGCGGTCTGCATCTCGGTGGGCAGGCTGCCCCAGGCCACGGCGGCCGCGGCCACCTGCACACTCAGCATGCGCCAGGACTGGCGCCAGTTCGGGATCGGTTTCAGCTTCATGCCTTGCTCCCCATGGTGAAGGCGGTTGCGGCCAGGAAACCCCCGGCCATGGTGAAAGCAATGTCCAGCGCGGCCTCGCGCAGGTCTTCGCGGTGCATGCGCCAGCCGCGGCGCCACCAGCCGTAGAGCTCGCGGCCCACGGCGGCCAGCAGACACACGGCCAGCGCCACCTCCCAGCCCAGCGGCAGGCATGGCAGGGTGATGAAGAAGCCGATCCACGCATGGGTCAGCTTGTCGGGGGGTAGCAGTCGTGCCGGCATAGGCGCGCTCCTCGGGTGTCGGCTCGCGCCGGGGGTGGACGTGGCTGCGCCGCTGGCCCTGTTTCCAGGGCAAGCGGGCAGTCAGCGGGTGCGGTGCCGGCGTTGCGCCGGCGCGAAGGTCAGGGCCTGCTGAACAGCGCGGCCAGGGCGGCCACGATCAGCAGGCCCCACGGGCCCAGGGTCCAGGCCAGCGTAAGAAGCCCGGCGAGCACGGACCAGCCGCCGAGGTTGTTCATTCCTGCGGCTCCAGCTGCTGGAAGCGCTCGGCCAAGCCCGGCCGCATCTCGCGCGGCGCAGACTTCAACAGGCGAACAGACTTCTCGGTGGTCATGCTCTTCAAGCGCTCGCGCACTTGGCTCGGGGTGATGCGGATGGGCGAGCCGGGGTTCTTCCGGTTCCATGAATCTAGCCGTTCCAGCGCCTCGCGCAATCCGGCGGGATCGGAACGGGCCAGGGCTTTCGCCATCGCGGTGACGATCTCGGTTTCCACCTGGCGCACCAAGGCCACAGCGCGGGCGCTTTCCCCTGCCACCTGCTGCGCCTTCTGCACCACCTTGGGCTGGAAGCCCGCGGCCTTGAACCCGGCATCGGCCATGGTGGTCTTGACCACCATGTTCTCGCGCGTGTCCGGGTACATGCCGGTCTGCGCCATCATCCCGCCCTTCACCGCGTTCTGCACGGCGATGGGCGAAGCCAGCACCAGGGCCTCCTTCATGCGGCCCTCGGCGGCCTTCCCGATGGCGTCGAACATCCGCGCCACGAAACTGCCAGCCGCACCGGCCACGTCGGCCACGTCGCGGGCGTAGCTGTCCTTCTTCAGGAACACGCCCGTGCCCGGGATGATGTTGTGCAGGCCCAGGCGGCCGGACACGTCGAACGGCGCACCGGGCAGGCCGGTGATGCCCTTGGCCAGGAAATCGGCCACCGGCTGGCCCAGGTCTTCACCCACCAGGGCGATCAGCTGCCGCGCGATCCACTGGTTGCGCTCGAAGCGCAGCGAGAAATTCTTGTCGAACACCCGCTGCATCACGCCGTCGATCACGTCCTCCACGTCTTCCATGAACGGCAGGCCATCCAGGCCCGCCATCACGGCGATCATCACCAGCGCGGCCAGCAGCGCGCGGCGGCCCTGCGGGGTCTTGGCGTTGCGCGCCAGGTGCTCCACCATGCTCACGCTGTAGGTCTTGAACGTGAACAGCAGCGCACCCACCGCCCCGCGGGCCCAGCGCGGCCGGTTGCCCTTGTTGTAGAGGAACTGCGTCTCGCGCACCGCCTTGATGGCGAACTCGTAGGGCCGCGACATCCCCTCCTCTTGCGCCGTGCGGTACGCCGCGATGAAGGTCAGGCGCCGGTTGAACAACTCCGCGAAGCTGAACGGCTTGCCCCACGCCAGGGTCAGGCGCGAGATCCCGTTGTTCACGCGCGCCCCGGCGTTGCCCAGCAGCGTACCGTCGCCGGACTGAAGCTGCGCCTTGCCGCTGGCCTGCGCCTGCAGGAAGAACACCTCCTGCGGCGCCACGATGCCGTCCTCGGCCGCGCGGTTCAGCGCCTCCGTCAGGCCCTTGTCCTTGGGGAACTCGCGCCGGCCCACGTCCTTCAGCGCCGCGGCCATGCGCACACCGGCCTTGCCCACCCCGCCGAACTGGGTCAGGTAGGGCAGCGTCACCATGAACGGCTGCGTGGCGTTGACGATGGCCGAAGCGATGCTGCCGCCCAGGAACTGCGCGAACAGCACGGAGCGCAGTGCCTGCGCCTCCTCCTGCGGGTTCTTGACGTACTCGTTCAGGCGAACGGCGTAGTCCTTCAACTGGCCCTTGCTCTGCGGGATCTCCTCGATGGCCCGCTCGGCCGCGCCAGCGTGCAGGTTGCTGGAGGCCTGGCGCGCGTTGGAGTAGATGAACGAGGCCAGCACGCGGCCCACGTCCTCGCTGAAACCCGGCACGCCCTTGCGGTGGATCAGCCGCTTCATGCCCGATCGGTTGGCCTTGGCCACCTGCAGCCACTTCTGGAACAGGCTGCTCTTGGCCACTTCGTCGCTCAGGCCCAGCTTGTCGCCGAACAGTTCCAGCGTCTCGGGCGTGACACCCGCGAACAGCTTGAACTCCTCCTCCGAGGTGGTGCCCTGCTTGATGTCGGCATCGGGGAAGTTCTCACGCATCAGGCGCACGGCCTTGGCGCGCTCGCTGCGGCTCTCGTACATGCCGAAGAACTGGCGCACGCCATCCGGCGTCACCACGTCCAGGGTGTACTGCCCGAAGCGCGAAAGCGGCGCGTAGCCGCGGTCCTTCAGGTCTTCCACCCGGTCGGCAATGTCGATGATGCCGTTGCCACGCGCGTTCATCGCGTCGGCGTTCTCGGGCTGCTGCTCTGCCAGGTCGAACAGCCGGTCGCGGATGAGCTCGGCTGCCGTCATCAGGTCGGGCTCAGCCAGCACCTGCTCGCGCAGGTCTGCCACCTCCTCGCCACCCACGCGCAGCATGGTCGTGATGGTGAGATCGTCCAGGCTCTTGTCGGTGGCGCTGCGGAACTCGCGGTACAGCGCAATCTGGCGCGGGTTCAGCCCAAACATCTTGCGCAGCTCGCCATCGGACCACACCACGCCGGGCTTGAGCACCTCGTTGCGGTACCGGGTTTCGACGTTGGCCTCGAACTGATCTAGCGGCAGGCCTTGCCACATCTTCAGCACGCGCGGGTTCAGCAGCCGGCGGCGCAGCATCTCTTGCGCCTTGTCCTCGGCGCTCAGCTGTGCGGCCTGCGCCTCAAGGTCCACCATGCGCACCGGCTTGCCGTCCAAGTCGCGGCCCCAGCCCAGCGTGCCCTCGAACACCGGTGCGCCCAAGGCCTTCACGTCGGCCGGCGGCAGCGGGGCTTTCAGGATGTCGGTGATGCTCTCCAGCTTGGGCAGGATGCTCGGCGCGAGGTTGGCCGCCTCGGTGGCGTAGTGGCTGATGTCGTCCATGAAGTTCTGGATCGACTCGAACACCGGCCGGAAGCTGCGCTCACGCTCTGCCAGGTTGTATGGCGTGCCCACGGTCTTGTGCCACCAGTGCAGGCGGCCCAAGCTGTTGCCGAACCAGTCGCCCACCACGTACCCGGCGGGCAGGCGCACGTCGCGCAGCGCGGCGCCGGGCTTGGACAGGGCGGCGGTCAAGGCCTTGGTGGCGACGCTCGGGCTGCGGCTGAAGACGGTGCCACGCCCACCGGCCAGCGTTTCCGCCACGGCCTGCAGGTCAACGCCGGCCAGGTCGTCCGCGCTGATGTAGCTCGAACCGTTTTCCTCGCGGAACGGGATGCCCGCATCGGTCAGGCGCTTGTAGATGGCCAGCGCATTGGTGCTGCGGATGCTCTCGGACTGCCAGCCCATGCCGCGCTTCTGCGCGATGTTCAGCGCCTGCAGGTACATGGTGGTGGCGGCGCCAGTCCCGGCCGGGAAGCCTTCAGCGCCCACTTCCAGCGACGAGGTGTAGACCGTCGATCCGTCGTCGCGGTTGAACTCGCGCACGTTCAGCGCGGCCCACTGCTTGCCTTCCTCGCGCGAAAGCACGAAGTTGTCCCGCGTGCCGGTCACAGTCGTGGCTGGTGTGGTGTCGAAGTCGGCGAACTTGTAGCTGCTGGTGAGATCCCTCCAGGCCCGGTCAAGGTCGGCGCCGGCGGCTTGGTCGGCTCGGCTGAACCGAATGTCAGGGTCTGCCGGGTCGAACGTGCCGCGGTTGCCCACTGCGCTCTTGATCTGCTCGGGGCGGAAGGCGATGTAGTACCCCTTTTCCGGGTCATGGATGCCGTCGTGCTCCGGCCCAGGCTTTGCGGGCCAGATGGCCGGGTTCTGGATCGACAAGTACACCGGCATCACATTGGGCGTCGAGGCGATGTCGCGGGCAACGCCGATCTTGTCCAGCACGCCCCAGGCGTTGCCGTTGGTCGCCAATTCGCGCGTCAGCGCCTCCGGCCCCTCCTGCGCCGCGCGCATCACGCTGCGCCAGCGGCTGGCGGTCCCCATGTCCTCGCGGGCATCGCGCAGCGCAGCCTTGGTGCCAAGCCGCTGCACCACCTTGCGGGCGTCAGCGGCCGTCAGCGGGCGGTCTAGCTGCCATCGCTGGTTCTGCCACGCGAACCCAGCGCCGTTGAACGATGCCGCCCACTCCAGCTCCTGGAAGGTGGGCAAGTCGCCGCGCGCATCTGCCGCGCCCAGGCCGCCAGCGACTTTTGGGTCAGCGGTGAAGTAGAAACCCTTTCCGTACCAGGCGCGGTCCGACTGCTTGGCCGTGTCGAATGCATCGAAGCTCTCGCGGGTGCCATGATACACCACCAGCGGCTTGCCCTCGGCGTCCACCACCTTGCTTTCGCCGAACCACTTGCGGAAGGCCTCGCTGGTGGTCTGCGCGGCCCGGCTGAACGCCGCTTCCCCCACCCGGAACAGCGGCCCGCCGGTGCGGCTCACGTCCTCGGCACGCTTCACCAGGGCCAGCACGTCAGCATCGGTCCACGTCTTGGGCTCGATGGCGTCGGCCACGCGAGTCCACTTCAGCGCGTAGAACACGTCGGCCAGCTTGCGCAGCGCCGCGCGCATCGCGGCCACCAGGCGCGGCACGCCCTTCAGTGCCAGCACGTCGGCCACCGGCATGTCGGCCAAGGCTTCTTCTGTCGCCAGCACCTTGGAGGTGGCCAAGCGATCCGCGATCTTCTTGTCGGCCAACTCGCGCACCGCCGCATTGGTCTGGTAAATGCTGAGAAGCATCAGCCCCCGGGCGTCGGGGTTCGGCATCAGGGACCGCAGGCCGTAGTGGCGCAGTTCATGGTGCGCCATGACAAACTGCAGGCGCTCCAGGCTGGCGATGTTGCCCGGGAAGATGAACACCTCGCCCTCGTGGAAGGCGCCCTCCACGTCGGCACTCGCGCCAGCGCTGCGGATCTTGCTCAGCAGGCTTGCCGGGGCTTGGTCGACACGCTCCAGCAGGGTGATGCGCGGGGCCTTCGGCATCGCGCGCAGCAGGGCGTCGCGGGCCGCTTCGGCGTCGGCCATGGCCACACCGCGGCCAGCGCCGCGGCTGAAGACGGCCGGCGCCTTTACCCCGTACTCGGCCATGACTTCGCCTGCGATCTGCATCACCCGGTCGTAGTCGGTCAGATACCGCTCGGTGCGCTTGCTGTACCCGACAGTGGCCTTGATGGTGTCGATCAGACTGCCGGCGATGCTGCCCACGCGCTGCAGCAGCGTTTTGTTCTTTGCGCCCAGCGCCTGCCAGAAACCGCGGTCCATGAAGCCATCGGACAGCACTTCACCGATGAACTCTTCGCGCTGCTTGTCGGCGTTGCCGGCGTTCTTGGCGACAGGGCTGTTGACGAACTCTGCAGCGTAGCGGCCTTGATCGACGTAGGGCCGGATGGCCTGCACGAGCTGGTCGTACAGGTCCGGCCGCTCAACGCGCAGCCGGTGGGCCAACTCGTGCCCCAAGACCGAAAGGTGCGGCCGGTCGTTGCCGGTCGCGCGCAGGAAGATCGTGCCGTTGACGTATGCGCCGTTGAAGAACCCGAAGGTCCGGCGCTGGTCGTCTAGAAGGTCGGGTCGAAGGTCGAACCCTTGGAACCGCTGGCCGAAGGCTTCTGCGATGCGTCCAAGTGCCTCATTTCCAGGAACGAGTCTTCCGACATATGGAAGAACTGAATCTGCTCCGGCCCCCCGTGCGACCTTGGCAACGGCACGGTTAAGCACCCCGATGTTCCGGGCTGCGTCTGCGGAGGTGTCTTCCTGGCTTCCATCCTGCGCAGTGTACTCACCATCGTTGGTGTTGAACATCGCCACGTTGCCAGCGTCGTCGGTGCGGGTCGAACCTTCCGGCTTGTCAATCACCACCATCCGCGCGTTGGCGCCCGTGTTCACTGGCAACGTCGGGTCCATGAAACTGCCTTCGGCCAGCTTTTCCTCGGTGCCGCCCAGGCTCTCCAGCCACTCGCGGAACTCGGTCGCGCGCTTGTTCTGGTTGGTGAAGGCAGACTCGCCCATCAGGGCCACCAGCCGGCCGCCTGGCTTCAGCAGGTCGAAGGCGTGGCGAACGTGCTGGATGTCCCGGCCTTCGCTGAAAGGCGGGTTCATCAGGATGCGGTCGTAGCCACCTTCCTTCAGCCCCAGGAAGTCCTGCGCCACCACATTGAAGCCCTTGGCCTCCAGCAGTTCGCGGCGGTCGCTCGACACCTCGCCCACGTCGGGCTCAACCTCCGCGGCCCGGATGCGCTCGGCAATGTGGCCCATGCCGGCGCTTGGTTCGAGCACTCGCATGCCGGGCTCGATGCCTGCGGCGGCCACCATCTCGTCGGCCGTGCCTTCTGGCGTCGGGAAAAAGTCCAGGCCGTCGTTGCGCCGGCCGACCATGGCCCGCTCAAGCTGCTTCACCTTGTCCGGTGCTGCAGCCTGCTCGCGCAGCCCGATGAACTCGCGCAGCGCGGCGCGGAACTCGGCAGGCGTCTCGATGCCCATGCGGGCCAGGGCCTTGCGGCGGTCGTAGGCGCTCTCAAACTGCCACGGCACCGACACCTTGGCGCCGCGGCGGTTGGCGCGGCCCATCTTCTCCACGAGCTCGGCGCCGAAGTCGGCATCCAGCGTGATGCGCTTGTCGCCGTCGCCAGTCCACAGCCCGCGGGCCATGGCTTCGCTCGGGCTCATGATGACGGTCCACTCGCCGCGCTTGATGCTCCAGGGAATCGCCTTCCCGCGGTAGCCGCTGCGCGCGATGGCGCGCTCTGCCGCGTCCTTGCTGGGCAGCACGACCCGGCCGCCGTCGTTTTTGCTGAACACGCCCACGCGGTAGAAATTGCCGGGCTCTTTTACCCAGGCCGTGAAGGCGTCCGACACGTCATCGGCCACCCGCATGATCTGCTCGCCCAGCTTCTTGGTGCCATCCACCTCCAGCAGCTGACGGGCCAGCGATGCCAGGTCGGAACGGAACGCCGTGAAGGTCGGGAACTCGGCATAGTCGGCCGTCTCTGCGGTCGGCGGCTCGCCCTTGCGCTTCTCCTGTTCGGCGTAGCTCTCGTGCTTGGCGCGGATCTCGGCATCCTTGGCCGTGCGCACGTAGCCCTGCAGCAGTTCGACCTGCACCTTCTGGCGCACGCGGTCCAGAAACTTCGCGGTGCCCGCCTCGATGGCGCCGGCGATGTTGCGCATGGTCTTGGCCAAGGCCTTGTCGGACTGCGCCGCGGCCTCGGCGCTGGCAGCGAAGCCGGCGCGGCGCGCGGTGTTGGCCTTGCGTTCACGGCCCAGGCTCTCGTCGGCGCGTTCTTCCAGCCGATCGGCCATCTCGGTCAGGCGCTCGACGGCTGACTGGCTGCGGTCGTCTTGGAAGGCGTCGCGGCGCTCCTTGGCAGCCTCCACAGCGGCGGTGTTGTCACCACCGGCCAGGGTCACAAAAGCCTGCGCCTGCTCGCGCGTGGTGAACTGGAAGCCCGGGATCGCGCCGCCGCCGCGGTAGCTGCTGTAGTAACCACCGATGCGCTTGGCGCCGGCGTTGAGGGTGTCGTAGTCCTCGCGGCTGACGCGCTCGGCCAGGCGCACCACAAACAGGTCCGTGCCTTTCTTGGTGTGCTTTGTGGCGATGATCTCGCCGTCGACCGTCTGCCCGGCCACGTTCACGCGCGTGCGCTGATCCTCGGCAGCGTTCTTGCGCCGGCTGCGCGTTTCGTCGGCCAGCATCAGGTCGAACTCGGCGCGCTGCTCAGGGGTGAGCATGGACAAGCGAACCTCGGTCGTGGTCTTGCCGTCCCGCGTGTGGTACGACATGAAACGGCGGTACTCGTCCAGCGTCTTCGGGTCTTTGATGGCTTCGGCCATCTTGCCCACCCGGGCTACAGCTTCTTCCTCGGCCGCCTTGCGCTCGGCTGCGTACTGCGCCAGCGCGTCAGCGTCGGTGGCCTCGACCATCTGGCGAACCGCCCGCTCCTGACTGCCTTCGCCCATGCCGTAGGAATAGCTGCGGCCCAGGCTGTACGTGGACAATCCCTCACGCCACAAAGCCTCCACCACCACGGGTTTGGTTTCGGACTTGTAGCGGTAGGCGAACATGCTGCCGCCCATCTTCAACAGGTCGGCTTTCGTCTTGGTGGAAAGCTCCGCCATGATGGCGGCCTTGTTCGACCCCCAGGCATCGAAGCCGGCCTTGAACTCTTCGGGCGTGGCTTGGCCTGCCGCGATGCGCTGCCACAAGTTGGCTTCGGCATCCAGGGCGCTGACGGGCGTGCTTGCGGCTTCAGGCTTGACGATTTCCACCGCCACCATGCCGCCCTCGCGCATGACGCTGCGCACGCCATCAAAGGTGCCCTTGAAGTCTTTTGGAACAGCCCTCCATTCCTCCATCGTCATCTTGATGGGTTCGCGCGCCGGGGCAACTGGCGGCGGGGCTTGGCGGGAAATAGCTTCCTCGCGCTTACTCTGGAATTGCTCGGCGGTTTCTCGCTCAACCTTGCTGGCCTGAAGTAGCAAGGCGTCGATGCGGTCTTTGTATTCCGCTGCCAGTTTCACGCTCTTGGCGTCCTCGCGCAGCTTCTCCAGTATCAAGCGAGCGTCAATGGAGTTCTTGTTCTCCAATCGGCTTTGGATGTTATTCAGGCTCTTCGTGATGCGCTCATGGTGTTGCTTGAACTCGTCGTACTCCATCGGATAGAGGTATCCAAAGTCAGTCCACAAGCCATCTACCGCAACGCGGCGTTCTGCCTGCGAAATGCCAGTGATGACGCCAACAGGCATTGGCAGGGTGGTGCCTACTTTGACCTGCTGGCCTCGACGGAAAATCACCGGCCGCATTTGCCCGGTTGTCTCGTCAATGCGCTCCAGCGTGATCGTGTTGCGGTCGTTTCCAGCTTCTGCCGGCGCCTGCTCGGCCTCGGGTGCTGCGGCCGGCGCATCGGCGAACATATCGCCCATGCCGCTCATCTGGGTGTCGGCGTCCTGGCCCAGTTGGAAGTCGTCCACCGTGGCGTCGGCGCGGGCCTTCAGGTCGCGGGCCTCGGCTTCTTTGCGCAGGCGCTCCTGCTCAGCGGCGCGCGTGGCAGCGGCAGCGCGGGTGGCCGCTTCCTCGCGGTCGGCCTTGGCGCGCAGGTCTTCGGGGGTCTGCGCGGTCAGCAGATCCGCCTCGGCCGCCCGCTGCACCCGCTCAAACAAGACGCGGGCCACTTCTCCCAACTTGCGGAACTCGCCAGATTCCAGGATCGACGTTGGAAGTTCTTCAACCCAGGTGGCGGTGGCGCCGCCACTGCGCTGCGAATGCTCGGCGTAGGCAACAGCACCCGGGCCAGCCGGGAACTCTTGCACTGTAACGATGTAGCGGCCGGTTGCCTGCCGTGCGTAGGTGGAAGACTGCTGGCGCTTGGTGACTTCGATCTCTACCGACTCGCGCGCAAGAAGTTTGGACGCACCACGGGAAAGCGTCAGCCCTTCGCCTGCGCCTTCTTGGCCCGGGTTGCCAGTAGCTTCCCGGTCATCTTCGCCACCTCGTCCCGTTGCGCCGGCGTCAGGTCTTTCAGCAGCGCCGCGGTCTTGGGTGAGAGCTTGCCGGATGGCGGCTTGGACTGCGGTTTCGTATTCATCGGCGCTTTGCCCTTCAGTGAGTCGCGCAGCATCCTCGCGGATACCCTCGGTGTCAATCCCGGCCAGTTCAGCCTCGGCCAGCAGCGCCTCGGTCGCGGCCTGCATCTCTGGCGTGGCGCGGTTGTAGCCCGAGCGCTCCAGTTCATCGGCGCTGAACTCGGCCAGTTCGTCTTCGCTCAGGCCATCGAATGCGGCTTCTTCGGCAGCGCGCTCGCGCTCCATGATGGCTTCTGTGCCCTGCTCGCTGTAGTGCTGGCGGAACCCGCCGAACTCTTCCTTAATGGCCGCGCGTAGCCAGCGCACGCCGCCGTCGCTGCGCACCTCGTCCAGCGGCACATAGCCGAGCTCGCGCAGGGTGTTGCGGGCCATCTCGTCCAGCGGACGCCCGGCCTGCGTGAACAGCATCTTGCCGCCGATGTTCTTGTTGCCTTCGCCGATGGTGTCGCTGCGCTCGCGCATGCTCAGGCCGCCCAGCTTGGCGATAGCCACCAGCAGAGAGTCGTTCTCCACGTCCACACCGCCACCGGACGCCAGGCGCCGGCCGTTGCGTTCTGCCGCGGCCATCTCCTTATCGGTGGCTTGGCGCAGGATGTAGCCGCCCTGCACCTTCTTCAGGCGCTGGGTGTTGCCGGCTTTGGCCGCCTCGGCGCCCTTGCGGGTCTTGAAGACCTTGGCCGGCGCAGCAGCAGGCGCAGCGTCCACGGGAGGCAGCCGCCCCCAATGCTTCTCTCGCACAAGGTAGCCGCCTTGGACCTTCATCGTCGCGCCGTCCAGCTTCAGCGCTTCCTCGCCCGTGATGCCCTTCACCACCACGCCGCGCAGAACCTTGCCCTTGCCGGTGGTGTGCTCGATGGCAGTGTAGCCGGCGGGCGGGGCGGGCGGGGCGGGCTGGGCCGGCGCTGGTGACGGGGCGGGAGCATTGCGGGCGGAATACTCGGCGGCCACCGCGGCGGGGACCGGCTTGCCTTCAGCCATTGCTGCACGCACCAGTCGTTCGTGCGTGGCTTGGGTGTCAGCGAGGTACGCCCCATCGTCCTTGCCGGCGTAGCTCTCATCCCAATGGGGGTTGCCGTTGGACTGCTTGCCAAACTCGGTCGCGGTCATCCGCCACGGTTCAGCCTTGCCCGAGTCGGCTGACTGCGCCGCACGGTTCTCGGCTGGCACGCGCGGGTTCACCCCATCGGCTTCCACCTCACCGCCGGCTCGGGTTCCGGGAACACCGGCCGGGGCCTCTGCTGCTCCTGCGCCTGCTGCCGGCGCTGGTTCTTCTGCTCGCGGGGCTTCGGGGGCTTGGGGTTCGACTGCTGCATTGATGGGTGCATCGGCGCCGGCAGCTTCTGGTGCCCCTGAAGCGGACTGCGGCCCGGGCGCTTGCGCGATAGAGCCGGCGGGCGTCGATGCGGTGTCGATTGTATTGACGGGCGCCTCGGGCTTGATAACCCAGCCCGTGCTCACGCGCGCCAGGCGGTAGCCGTCGCCGAGCTCCTTCAGGCGCTTGTTCGCGCCCACCTTGGCCGCCCAGGCTGCGCCCTTCGGGTTCAGGATGTCGGTGCTCTCGCGCGGCTCGAAGTCGGGCTGCTCGGGCATGCGTCCGGCGGCCTTGGTGTCGGCGTAGTCCTGCGCGCTCTGGCGCTCCATGTTTGCCAGCGCCGCGTCGGCGTCGATGGGCGGCAGGGTCAGTGCAGGCCCGGCAGCGCCTCCATCTCCAGCAGGGCCAGCTTCTCCGCTGCTGGGAACAGTTGCGGCGGCAGCGGGCTGAACTCCTCCGTCTGCATCAGGCAGTGGCCCCACAGCCACGCCGCTTCCCACAGCAGCAGGTGCCCCTGCATCACCGGCTCCAGCAGCCACTCCGGCAGTTTCTGCCACGTCAGGCTGTTCGACATCGGGCCTCTCCGTCGCTGCGTTGGTGCCTGCGGGCGCCAGCGCCGGCTCGATGCGGGTGCGCAGTTCCTGCACGCCCGTCTCGTCCACCGGCTGGCGGAAGAACCCGCGCTTGTTCAGCGCCTGCGTGACGCGGGCCAGGAAGCCCGGCACCTGCGCGGTGGGCATGGCGCCGGCCTGCTCGCGCACGCGCGCTGCGGCCTT